CATGCTTCACCAGGTCTCGCAGCGCGTAGTGCCCGAAGAAGACGTCGGCGACGTGCGTCATCAGGATGGCGTTGCGCGACAGGAAGCCGCGGTCGCGGAGCAGGTGGGCCGCCACCAGGATCGAGTAGTCGGTGTCGACCCAGGCGGAGGCAGAGGTGGATGCCTTGAGCATGGCGGGGGCGCCCCGAGGGGCGCCCCCCTCCCTTCGCTAGGCCGGCACCGCGACCTGGGCCTTGGGGAAGACGAAGACGTTGGTCTTCTGCGCCTTGATGGCGGACTCGACCGCCTCGCGCTGCGGCCCCTCCGGCTGGTCGTCCGGCGAAAGGACGACCTCGACCATCTTGGCGGTCACGTTGTGGACCTTGCCGATGAAGAGGAAGCCGCTCTCCGGGTCGGTGGCCGCCACGTCCTGGCCCCGCTCCAGCCTGGGCTTGCCCGCCTTGGGCTCGGCGGCGGGGGCCGCCGGCTCCGCCTCGCCGGGGACGAGGACGTCGTCGGGCTCGTTGCCCGGCAGCTCCTCCTCCTCCACCGCCCCGGCCGTCGGCGCCACCTCGGCGACCGGCGGCATCTCGTGGAGCGGGCGGCGCTTGGCCAGCTCGATGGCCTGGACGAAGCGCCCGACCACGTCCGCCTCGGGGGCCCAGCTCGGCCGATCGATGTGCCGGCCGTCGCTGGCCCAGCCCGGGAAGCCCTCCTGGATCAGGTAGAGGTCCGACATCTGGGCGACCAGGCTGTCCGGGACGTCGACGCAGAGGATCTCGTCGCCCTTGCGCTTGGGCACCACGCCGATGGGTCCGCCCCGGCGCTCCAGGTCCAGCAGCAGCGCGTCGCCGCCGCCGACCTTGCCCCACTTCTTGAAGATGACCACGTCCTGGCCCTGGGCCCCCAGGATCTGGACGCCGTAGCCGGCGAAGGGGCGCAGGCCCCCGCCGCCCGGCATCTCGACCGCGTCCTCCTCCTCGCCGCCCTCCGCCGGGGCGTCGCCGTTCTCCTTCTTGAGGGGATAGCCGGCGATCATGTGCAGGATCCCGTAGCTGCGGCGGTTGCCGCTGCCGCCGGCGTCCTTCTGCCCGAGCCACTCGCTCTCCGTGAAGAGCACCGGCTTGATGCCCTCCCCGGCCCGGCGCATGTCCATGGCGTTCACCAGGAACATGAGCTGGGGGCGCTCCCGCTGGTTGCGCTCCTCCCGGGGCGTCTCGCAGTAGGCCCGGTAGAGGGGGCAGCTGAAGTCGAAGGCGTGCCCGTTCACCGCCCGGCCGCCCTTGCCGCCGAGGAAGTAGCGGATGATCGGGATGGCGAGGACGGGGATGCTCTCCCCCACCTTGTCGCCGTACGCCTTGGGGTCCCGGAGCGCGTCCCACTCGTTGACGATGTGGGTCCCCGGGAAGATCCGAAACGGGTTCTTACCCGGCTCCCAGTGGGGGCGCCGCGGGCCGGTGTTGCCGCGCCGGCGGCTGACGAAGTCCGTCATGATGCCGCGGGCGGTCTCCAGCAGCCGGTCTCCCGAGCTGCTCTTGGGGTCGTTGATTCTTGCCATCTGGTCTCCTTGGTCCTAACGTCGGCTGGCCATGAAGGCCAACTCCAGCTCTCGGTGCTTGGTGACGAGGAAGTCGTCGAGGCGCTTCGCCTCCTCCCCGCTCAGCAGGTCCTCCAGCGGCAGCCCGTCGGCGGAAAAGACCTCGACAGTGACGCCGAAGTCTCGACCGAACGTGCTGATCTTCCCGTGGTAGGACACGCGGAGCGGAGCGGGCTTGGCGCTTTGCAGCGGACTCATGCGTCATCTCCTCCTTGCGTTGCCTGGGCTGATCCGACAAGCCCCCCCTTGGGGCCGGCCATAGTGTACCCGATCTTCAGGTCCACGTCAAGCGGGACCTTCAGGCCCCGACTGAAAATCCTCTCGTTGGTCCTCTCGCGCATCTCGTCGAGCAGGATCGCCTTCGCCTCCTCCACCTCGTCGGGGTGAGCGTCGACGATGATGGAGTCGTGCAGCTGCCCGATGACCATGCTCTGCATCTTGGCGCAGATCAGGCGCCGGTCCACCATCGCCATGGCGTGCAGCGTGATGAGGGCGCCCCCGTTCTGAATCGGGAAGTTGCCCAGCTGCCGGAGCGCGTGGCCGCGCTCCTTGGGGTCCTGGCTCTTGGCCGCCCCGACGTGGCGCCACTGCCCGAACAGCCCGGGGACGGCGCCGTTGGCGACGGCCTCCATGTGCAGCTGCTGCATGTAGCGGCTGGCGGCGGGGTGCTTCTCCCACCAGGCCCGGTGCATCTCGCGCACCTGCTTGTGCGTCAGCGGGAGCCTCTTGCCGGTGTCGGCGATGGCGTCTCGCTGGATCTGCTGGAAGAGGGTCCGCGGCCCGGCCCCGTAGACGGAGCCGAAGTTCAGCCGCTTGCCGATCTGGCGCGTGACGGGGTAGCCGACCAGCTCGCCAACCATGCCCGCGGCTCGGTTGTGGGGGTCGCCCCCCTCCCGCTCGAACTCCTCGATGAGGCTGTCCTCGCCGGCTGCGCCGGCCAGGATCCGCAACTCCAGCTGGCTGTAGTCGCCCTGGATGATGCGGCCCCCCTCGAAGCGGGAGCGGAAGACGGCCAGCAGGCCGTCCTGCCCGTTCATGACGTTGGGCTTGGCCGAGCTGAGGCGCCCCGTCACGGTCGCCCGAGCGGGGTCCTGCCGGGCCTGCCCGCCCCAGTTGTAGCCGGGGAACAGGCGCCCCTCCGTCGTGAAGTCCTTGTAGGTCTGCGCCTGCTCCGCCAGGCCGGCCAGGTCGCCGTGCTCCAGCAGCGCCTTGACCAGCCAATGCTCGTCGGCGTGGCGCTCCAGGACCTCCTTGGTGGTCTTGATGAGGTCGGGGCTGTTGTCCATCCGCTCCGGATCGTCGATCCCCAGGCGCATCAGGAGGGGCGCCACCTGCTGCGGGCTGTTGGGGTTGAGCGGCTTGCCGCCGTTGAGGCGCGTGATCTCGGGATCGTTCTCGATTCGCTCCCGGACCGCCTGGGCCGCCCGCTTCGAGGACAGGCGGAGGTGCTCCAGCAGCGTCTCGTCCACGGCCCAGCCCCGGTGGCGGATCCGGCAGATCGTCCGGAGCGCGGGGTCCACCGTGCCCTCGTACAGCTCCATGGTGTCGGCGGGGAGCCGAGCGGTGAACAGCTCCTGGAGCTGCCAGGTCGCCATGCAGTCGTAGGCGCAGCGCTTGGCCAACGGCTCCTCCGGCATGTCGGCCCAGGCGCCGCCGAAGTCCTCGGTCTCGTCCTTGAAGCCGGCAAGGTGAGGCAGCCAGAAGTCCACCTGAGCCTCTAGGCTCATGGGCATGTTCTCGTCCGTCAGGTAGGCGAGCGCCTTGGTGTCCCAGATCCGGAACGGGGCCGGGAGATGGCCCATGGCGCCGAGCGAGAAGGTGCCGTCGAAGATGTAGTTGTGGAAGGAGACCTCACGGACCGAGCGCATCAGGTGGTTGTGCGCCTCGATGGTCTGGGCCGCCCGCTCTCCTTCGCCGACCTTGACGACCACCGCCTCCTCGGGGCCCAGGCCATAGCCGATGAGCGTCACGCGCTCGCCCCGCCACCAGTCCAGGCCGGTGGTCTCCAGGTCGACGCTCACCTTCTTCTGCCAGAGGCGAGAGCGCATCTGCATGTAGAAGTCATCGATCTCCTCCGGCTCCTTCAGGTAGCGCCAGGCCCCCGGCAGCGGCTGGCCCGGGTCGCCCGTCCGGAGATAGCGGGCCAGGCTGTCCCACTCCCGGCACCAGAGCGACAGGTTGGCCTGGAGGTCCCGCCGGGCCCAGTTGGGGCTCTTCATGGCGAAGACGGGGATGGGCGCCGCCAGAGGGCCCACGGCGGCCTGGGGGAAGCGCGAGTTCCAGATGCGCCCTGCCAGCTTCTTGACCTTGATCGTGCTCACAGGCCGCCCCAGGGCGGCGGCAGCGGCATACTGCCCCAGCGTCACGATCAGGCGGGGCCGGAGGGCGGCGACCGTCCGCTCCAGGTGGGCGGCGCAGGCCGTCATGGCTCGGGCCGAGGGGTTCTTGATCTTGCCGTTGGGCGTCTTGCCGGGGAAGCAGCGGACGACCGTGGTGGCGAACCAAGGCACGCCCTTGGGGAAGCGGGCGTCTCGGGTGGCGTGGAAGAGCTGCCCGCCGTCGCCCGAGAAGGCGACGCCGAGCTGGTCGTCCTCCGGGTCGGGGGCGCTTCCCAAGAAGAGAACCCCGCCCGGGGTTGAGTCGCCCTGGCCGGGGCAACAGACGGTCCGGCAGTCCTGCCAGCCGACGCAGCCGAACAGCTTGGTCTTGCCGGTCTTGCTCTTGGGGTCCACCTGCTCGGTGCCCCGGCAGCCCGCGTCTCTCAGCTCCATGCGACCTCCTGCCCCCGCCAAAGATGCCGGGACTTGCGGCTCCGAATCCTAAGCTTGGGGCGGCTGCCCCAGATAAGCCAGGAACCGGGACGGCGCCAAGGCCCAAGAAGGGCGGGGAAGTGTGTCCGAAATGCCGGGGCACGGCGGGTTCCCTCGCACCAGCTCCAGGACGTCATTCCCATGAGAAGATGACCTCGTAGGCAACCGGCACGATCATGTGGACGCCCCAGGGCGGACTGCGCCTTGAGCCCAACAGAAGCCAGCGGGCATGACGCCGCCACGGCCCCAGCTGAAGAGGCACGCCGGGGGGATTACGAAAGGTCCCCGGCCGCCTGATTCGATGACCGAGGTTCATGCCGAGAACACCCAGCCCCAGTAGGCGCCCCGCAGCGAGGACCGCTGCCTGAGACGGGAACGCCGTTGGCGGGTGCCCCAGAGGAGCCAGTCCCCCCGCCCGGCGTAGGTCCTCGCCCAGCGGAACGGCCCGGCCATGACGGGGAACGGCCCCCCAACGTGAGAATGCAGGGTGCCCCGAGGCTCTCCCCAACGCATGCTCACACGGCCTCCTGCATGTTCCCGCAGCGGGTGCAGACCAACTCGTCGGGACGCCGGTTGCCGTAGCGAACGCGGATTCGGAGCGTGGTCGCCCGGCAGCGGGGACACCAGGCGTCTCGCCACACCTTCCGCGCTCGGGCATGCTTGCGATACGTCAGGCCGGCCCGCCCCAGCAGGAACACCAGGAACAGGCCAGACCCAACGAGGATGGGGTCAGGCATCTACAGGGTGACTCCTTTCGTGACCGGGCAGCTCTTGCCGAAGTAGCCGCACCAGGTGGGCCCGCAGGGATACTTCCCCAGCGAGCCGGCGGCCGTGGCCGGGAAGCTGCCCTTCTTCACGGCCTCGACGACGCGCCCCACCTGCTCCGTCATCATCTCTCGGTGGACCGGCAGCACCTCGTGGTCGTGGTGCTCGATCCGGGGCATGCGGTCGCTCTTGAAATCGTGGACCACGATCAGGATGCCGGAGTGGTCGAAGTTGCCGGTCAGCGTGGACTGGAAGACCAGGTCCAGGGACCGGGGCCAGAAGCCCCCGGTCCGGGTGGGGCTGGTGGACTTGGTGGTCTTCAGGTCGACCGGGCCCCAGCTCCAGATGAAGTCGGGGTGGCCGGCGATGGGAACGTCGCCGAGCAGGACGCCGCCATCGTAGCCATAGGCGGGCTGGACTTCCAGCAGGCGCCCCAGCTTGAAGCTGTGGAAGCGCTCGACCCACTCGCTGTAGCCCTTCATCAGGCTGCCCAGCTTGGCGTCCTTGGTCTTGTGCGGGTCTCGGTCGTCCGGCTTGACGCCGGCCTCCTTGACCTCCCGCTGCCAGCAGTCCGAGAGGATCTGCCTGGCTTCTTGGGCGGGGAGGGACTCCTTGGTCTCAAGGTAGCGCCGCCCCCAGGCGTCGAAGAGGCTGTCGTTCACCGAGCCGATGGCAAGGGCCCAGCCCGGCGGCTCCTTCTTGCCGTAGACGTAGCGCTGCTCGAACGAGGCCGGGCAGCGCAGGTAGCTCTTGACCATGCTCTTTGTCCAGATGCCTCGCTGGAAGAGCATGTCGTGGGTGGCGCCGATGTCTCGGGCCGATTCGGCGGCAACAAGCATCCGCCCTCCTCTCTGTAACTCACTCGGAAAGCCAGGCCCACCACGGGCCCCACGGCTTGCGGCCTCTCGCCTGGAAGTCGTCGATGCGGTGGATCTTGGTGGCCCAATGCAGCGGCTCCCGTTGCTGCCAGCGACCGCCGGCCCGCTCCAGGCGGTGAAACTGGCGGGCCGCGGCCAGGCGCAGTCCTCCGGACCACCACAGCTTGCGCCGGAAGCGCGGCTTTGCGCTCGTTACTCGACCCACGGCGCCCACCAGGGCAGTCCCGCAAGGCTGCCTCCGTATCTGCCCCGGGTCCCCTGAAAGCCCGTGTCGATGAAGCAGAGTTTGGCCGGCGCCCCTCCGTGGCCGCCGCAGCGCTCCAGCCAGTGGAGGAAGAGCGTCTTGCTCGTTCGAGGGGCCCAGCACCGCAACGGAAGCATGCGCTAGCTCTCCCGCTCCTCCCGGGCCTGAAGCCGCTCCCAGGCGCGCTCCCGGTCGACCGCCGCCCGGACCTCGTCCAGGTCCAGCGAGATGTCCTGCCGCTCGCAGAACGTCTCCAGGATACCGACCGCCTCTCTCACGGCCGCCAGCTCCGGGTCGGGAGCCGGCCCCGTCGGAGCATCGTCCAGGCCCAGGTCGTCGAACAGATCATCCAGGGACGGGGGCATGCGCTGCCCTCCTTTCTTCGGGGCCGAGAGCCCCGTCGCGATGAGCGCGGTGAGCAGGTCGTTGATCGAAACCTCCCTCCGCGCCGCCTCCTCACGAATGGCTTGCGCCAGGGCCGGTCGTCGGTCCAGGCGCAGCAAGAATCGCAGGCCGCTAGTTGACATTGTAAATGGCTCCGTGTCGTTTGGGAAAGATCAGGTCGGTGCGCCTCACTCGGCGAGCGAATCCCACGCGCAGCGCCCCGGGGGTGTTCCGCGGGAAGCTGCCGGAAAGGTTGAAGATGAAGCGGGGCCACGTCGGCCCGCCGTCTCGCCGAACCCGCCAGGGGCCCAGCGCCACGGGGTAGAGCGAGGACTTCCGGCGCAGGTAGGTGCTCCCGTCGACGCCGTTCTTGAACGATGAGGCCATCAGTCGCTCCCTCCGCCCCAGTAGGCGCCGCGCCGGCCCCAATAGCTCCGCAGGCGGGGGATAGATCCATAGCAGGAGGGCGCCCCAGCAGTGTTGCCGCGCCGCGTAACCCCCCGCCACAGGCGGGAATAGGCGTGCCCGCGGCGGAGGCGAGTTGCACAGAACGGGACCCCGTAACCGCGCCGCAGCTGCCACCTCACGGCCGCAGCGGGAGCGTCTCGCCCCAGTCCTTCAGGCCAGCCGGCGGCGGCAGCAGCTCCACGGGGAGCGAGCGGTCCAGCATGCGAATCCTCCTCATCGTCCGGCGGACCAGCGCCTCGGGCAGGTCCGCATCCATCGCAAGGTACACCCGAGAGGGGCCTCGGTCAAGAAGAATCTTCAGCTGGGCCAGCGTCGGAGCCGCCCGCATGATCGCCGCCCCGCCCCGCTCCCGCAGGGCGAGGGCGTCGAAGATCCCCTCGCAGATGGCGCAGGGGCCGCCGGGCAGGACGTGGTCCAGGCCCCAGATCGCCGAGGCCGGCATGCCCGGGGGGCTGATCCAGCGGGGCTCGCCGGGGAAGATGCGCCGGCCGTGCCAGAGGCCGGTCGGCTCCCCGTCCTGGAGCAGCGGGAAGATGACGTGCCCCGCTCGGTCGCCCAGGGAGCCCGCCTGGACGTCCTCGATCTCCGAGGGCCGGAGGCCCCGGCGGAGGAGGAACGCCTCCCCAGCGGGCGACAGCGGCCCCAGCCAGCGCCTCCGCGCCGGGGCCCGGGGCCCGCTCGAGCGGGCCTTGGCGACCTGCCCCCCGCAGGAGGGGCAGGCCCGGTCCTCGAAGGGGTAGCCGCAGGCGGCGCAGAAGGACATCGGTCAGTCCTCCGTCAGGCGCCAGACTCCCATCTTCAGGCCGAAGAAGGAGCCGTGAAGACGCTGCCAGGGGTAGGCGAAGCACAGGATGAGTCGAGAGGCCCCCCGCCTGGGGCCGGGCAGGCGGTTCCGGAGGTAGACCGGCGAGGGGATGTAGGGCATCATTCGACCAGCTCCCAGGCCCCGACGGCGTGGTCGGTGATCATGCTGCCCCAGAGAACCGAGTAGAACTTATTCCCTCGCCGGGTCCGCCAGATGAGGTACTGTCCCCGCTGGCTGGTGCAGATGCGGACCATGCGGCCGTAGGCCGGGGTGGTGAGGCGGGGCATCATCGTCAGCAGTCTCCGCTCTCCCAGCAGCCGAAGGCGTCTTGCCGCAAGCTGCCGTAGAGAAGCGCTCTACACCCTTGCAGGCGTCGGTGGCACCAGGGCCACTCCCAGCCGGAGCCGAGGCGAAACGCCGCCCTGCGGTGGCGAGACATCCGCCCGTAGGGCGTGCGGGGGTTGCGCCAGGGCTCCCTATTCACCGACCTTCTCCCAGACGCCGAATGCAGAGGGGGCGAGGCTCCCCGCCAAGAGGGGGCGGCCGCCCCGCTTGATGGCCCAGAAAAGCCCCTTGTCCCGGAGGCGGGTGCCTCGCAAGTTCAGCTCCCCGGCCATGCGGGAGTACGGCCCCCGAAAGGAAAGCCAGGGGTTGCGGTTCACGAGACGACCTCCAGTAGGCTGAAAAACTGGCCGAACTTCCGGAAGGAGCCCCAAAGGGCCGTGGGGAGGCGCGGGGCCCGCCTCCGCGGACCCGCCCCCACCCGGGGCCGCCCCCATCGCCCGGTGCTGCGCTTGAGGGCCCAGCGGTCCATGTAGATGGTGAATCGGGGGGGGCGCCTCATCGTCCTCTCAGATACCGAACGGGGCCGTAAAGGTTGTGCCGCCAGACCGCCCAGCCGGACCGGCTCCCCGCCCAGGTCGCCCCGACGGGGGACCCCCGGCGCCGATGCGGCCCCATCAGGAGGAGCCCGCCGCCTCGGCGGCTCATTCGGGCGATGATCCAGCCCGTCAGCCGGCGGTACGGCGTCAGTCTTCCCATATGACCAAGGTGCCGAAGGTGCGGGTGGACCCAAAGGATCCCTCAGACGTCATCCCCCGTCCGCGCGACAGGCGGATCCCGATGGTCGGGATCCGCTGGGTCCTGAGCTGCCGGCCGTACCTCGGCCACCACAGCGACGGGAAGGTGCGCTCATTCCAGCCCCAGACTGTCCAGAAGAGGTTCGTCATTGCCGCCTCAGCCCTCGGATGGGGCCATAGAGGGTGCTCACCCAGACCCACTTGCCGCGGCTCCCCGTCCAGAGGGGCCGGGCGGCGGTGCGGCCGGCCGGGCGACGCCCCGGGCCCATAAGGTAGCGCCAACCCCCATCGCGCCGGCTCGTCCGCTGGTAAAGCCAGCAGGCTACCCGATGACAGTGGCGCATCAGTCGCTCCAGTAGGTGAGCAGCCCCCCCGCCCGGAAGGATCCATCGGCAACGTACTTGTTGAGCACAATGCTGCCCCGCTGCCGGGTAGCGCTCATCACTTGGACACCCGAGATGGGCCGACGTTTCCACCGATGGACCCACTGGGAGAGGTGCGGATTCTCTGCCCACCAGCGATGCCGGATGACGTTCACTTGTCCTCCATGAAGATGGGTCAAGGGGCCGGGGGAGAGCCCGCCCTACGAGGCGGGCTTAGGCCCCCCCTACCCCCCAAGGGAGCCGAGGCTCCGAAGAGGCGCAGGGATTGGGGCCATCGTCCACTCTCGGAAGGCGGGCTCCGCCTACGAGTCTGGGATGAGGCGCCGGCGACTTTCCCCTCGCCGGGCTTACTCCCCCCGGGGTCGCGCGCCATTGTATCCGACCGTCGATGACTTGTCAAGTGCTGTCCTGCATGCTGAGCAGCCGGCCCCACCAGCCGCGCCGTACCCCGACCCACCAGCCGGGGAAGTCGAGCCGCTTAAGCTTCCGGGGGTGGCACACCCAGACCAAGACGCTGCCGCGGCAGCGGGTTCCGGCGGACCGCCTCATCATGTCTCGGCGGCAGACGAGGGTGGGGCTGGCCGGGTGCCTGCTCATGCGTCCATCGCCCCCCAGAAGCTGCCGACGATGCCGGCGCAGCTGAGAGTGGTTTGCTCTCGGCGAGAGCCCTGGAAGCAGAAGCCCGCCCCGTAGAAGAGATGCCGCCGGTAGGTGCCGTAGGCGGGCGTCGCGCCAAAGAGGCGCGTGCGCTGGACCCTGCGGGTCCCTCTTCGGCGAGGGTGGCCCATCGCCAGCTGGTCGGGGTGCTTCCTCATGAGTCCATCGCTCCCCAATAGGCGGGCATCCAACACATCATGCGGTGGAAGGGGCCACGCCCGAGGGTGCGGCAAGGGTCGAATGCGTAGGTGCCGCCTATGCCGCCCCGGCGGCGCATGCGCCGCCGAAGGAGGGGGCCAACCGCGTAGTCTCGGGCGATGGTGTTCCGCCCTCGACACCGCTTCCGGATGGCAAAGCTGTCGGGCTTACGCATCCATCGCTCCCCAATAGGCGGGCACCCAACACATCATGCGGCGGAAGGGGACCCCGTGCCGCCGGCTCACGCAGTAGAGATAGCGGGGGACCATGCGGTGATGCCGCAAGACGACGCCCCACAGCTTGTGGGGCCCTGACTTTCGCCAGGTCCCGCTTCTGCCGCCTCTGCCCCCGAAGGCCCACTCGTCGGGCCAGCCTCGCGCCCTCATCACTTCGGTCGGTCGACCCTCACCACCTTGGCGTAGCGGGGCGGCTTGCTCCACTCGGAGTCCCGGACCAGCGCCACCACGATGGCGGCCGGCGGCTCCTTCTCCGGCCAAGGCGTCTCGCCGTCCGTGACCACCACGATCACGTCCGCCTTCTTCTGGAGCCCCTCGATCCCGACCCGCATGTCGGTCCCGCCCCCGCCGATGAACTTGCGCCTCTTCACCTCGCGCGCTGCGGTGTCGCAGCTGTAGAGCGCGGCCTTCGGCGAGACCAGCTTGACGGCCTCGACCACGCCCAGGGCCTCCGGCCCTTCGCAGCTCATCGAGCCCGAGGTGTCCACGAGGATGGCGACGGTCGGCTCCGGGCGCACCGTGCCCGGCATGAGCGGCTCCAGGGGCCGGCTCCGCCGGTCCAGATCCCGCCAGCAGTAGTCCTCCCGGCCCCTCTGCCAGTCCCGACAGCGGCGCTTGACGGTGGCCGCCAGGTCCCGGCGCCAGTCCCGGGCGGGCGGGCGCTTGGCCACCGCATCGGCCCACATGACCAGCTCGTCGGGCAGCGTCCCGGGGTGGCGGGAGTGGTGCTCCTTGATGTCGGCGGCGACGCCCTCCAGGATCTCCTGCTCCTCCAGCGGGGTCGGCTCCCCCTCCGGCTCGCCCTCGAAGGGGTCCCCGCCAGAGCCGGAGCCGCAGCGCGGGCAGGGGGGGCCTTGGCCCTGCTGCTCCTGCTGCTCCGCCTTTTCGAGCAGCTTCTCGTAGTAGTCCTCCTCCAGGAGCCCGTCCTCGAAGCCGAAGGTCTTGGGGTAGAGCACGCCCTGCGGCAGCGGCCCCTCGACGTCGTCGTTGATGCCCAGGTCCCCGGCCATGTTGAACAGCTGGGGGTCCCGGGCGCCGCAGCGGTCGTGGTGGCGTCGCCGGAGGTGCTCCACCTCGTGCTCGGCGATGCAGTGGGCCACCTCCTCCAACGGGGTGGCCTCCAGCCAGTCCGGATTGTAGACCAGATGCCAGCCCTTGGTCACGCCCATGGTCGGGCACGCCGAGAGCGGGATCGGCTCCATCCGGCTGATGATGCGCCGCATGTAGGGCCGCAGGTCGCGGGCCCGCAGCAGCGCATCCTGAATCTTGCTCATGGGTCTCCTTTCAGTCCTCTCCCCCAGCAACGGAAACGATCCAGCTGGTGAAGACCTTTGTGAACAGCCCGAACGAGCCCCAGCCCCGAAAGTATCGGCGCATCCTTTCCCGCTTAATGAAGGCGGGGACCCGGACGAGCCAGGCCATTCGCCCCGTGTGCGGGGGGTGATGCGGCCCATATCTCCTGCGGGTGTGGGGGCGCCAGAGCAGCATCAGTCGCCCCAGCAGATGGACAGCCAGAGCGCGCCTAAGCGGGCGCTTCCCGAGGCGAACATCAGCACCTCGACGTAGGTATGCGCCCCGCCTCGCCGACGAGGGAGGCGGCTCCGCAGTGCCAGGTGGTGGGTCGCGGGGCCCCAAGGGACCCCGCGCCGAAGGTGCAGCCTCAATCTACCCCCCCATGCGGAGGCGGCGGATCTTCTCGCCCAGCTCGATCCCGACGTCCGGGATCGCCTCGCCCCCGTCGATGAGGGCCGCCGCCGGGCCGACGGCGATGTCCGGGCGGGTCCCGGTGATGATGTCCCAGGCCCTCGCGCAGCGCTCGGCCCGGTCGTCGCGGTCCGCCAGGGCCGCCGCCGCCAGGGCGTCGAGCGCCACCGCCAGCTGGTCGCCCCTCGTCGGGAGCGTCGCCTTGCCCGCCAGGAGCGCCTCCGGGTCGGGCAGGTCCTGCGCCCGCAGCCAGGCGAAGAACTCCTGGGCGGCGCCTCCGCCGACCAGGGAGCCCAGCCCCTCAGGCAGCTCCCGGGCGTCCGGCCAGCCGACCGCCGTCATCAGGCGGATCGCCTGGCTCCAGGCCCGCGGGCTCGGCCAGGCCAGCCCCGCCTTGTCCCGGTCCTCCGGGAAGTCCAGCAGGGCCTTGGGGTTCTTCCGGATGAAGCCGCAGACCGCGCCGGCCACGGGGGCCTCGTCCCGGGGGCGCGGGGCCCCCCAGTTCGACAGCTCGCCATTGGCCCAGCTGGTCGCGTCCACGTTCATGGTGAGGTGGCCCATGCGGTTGGCCATGGCCGGCCCCAGCCAGCCGCCGTCCACGGCGCTGTCGGCCGGGTTGGCGGCCCCGAGGATGCGGCAGCCCGTCAGGTCGAGCCCGGCGACCTGCCGCTCCTGGATCACGCGCAGCAGCGGGGCCTGGACGGCCCCCGGGGCGCAGCTCAGCTCGTCCAGGAAGAGCCAGGCCGGCCGCTTGGCCTCCAGGGCCCGCTTGATGGCGAGCGCCCAGGGAGGCGGGTTGACCTGGATCCGGCCGTTGACGTCGGGGACCATGAGGCCGCCGACGTCCCGGGGATCCATCGTGGAGCCGATCAGCACCTCCAGGTGGGCGCCGATCTTCCGGGCGTGGGCGGTGATGGCCGCCGTCTTCCCGGTGCCCGGAGGGCCCCAGAGCAGGACGGGGACGTCCCGCTCCAGGGCGGCCTTCACGAGCTTCATCGTGGAGGCCGACGACATCAGGCGACCTCCTTGATCGCGTCGAGCTGGGCCTGGAGCCCGTACGTCCGGAAGGACTGGACGCTCGGCGCGAAGTGCGAGATGTCCGCCCGGCGGAACCGCGTCCCCCGCGGGACCGGGAAGAACTTGTTGCGGCTGACGTCGCCGCCCCGGGCGATGTCGTAGACGTCGCCCTCGATCTCCTCCAGGTAGATCCCGGTGTCGATCACGACGTACTCGTCGTCGACGAAGTCGACCTCGACGCAGTAGATCCAGGCCGGCTTGACGTGGAAGACGTAGCTCGTCTTCCGGAAGTGGGGCTGCCCGGGGATCTCTCCGAGGTCCACGGCGGGCGCGATCTTGCGGCCGGAGCCGCGGTTGGGGTTGGCCATTTTGATGGCATCTCCTTGGTCTAGAGACAATGGTCGGGGGCCGGCCCAGTTGCCGGCCCCGCGCTTGAGATTCAGTCGTCGTGCGCCCCCAGGCGAACCAGCCAGGTGCAAGCTGTCGGGAAGGGCTTGCTCACGAAGCAGATCCAGAGCCCCCGGGGCGTTGTGGTCTGCCGGGCGCTCCAGCTCTGCATGCGAGTCGCCATGTGGAACTGGGCAGGGTGACGCCTCACTCGTGCGCCCCCAGGCGAATGGTCCAGGATCGCCGGATGCTTCGGGCCAGCGTGCCGCAGCTGAGGAAGCAGATCCAAAGGCTGCCCTTTCGGGACGGCGAGCGACACCAGCTCCGGTGGCACGACGCCTGATGGGTCAGGGGGCCAAACAGGGGCACCCTAGCCGCCGCCGGGGACCGCGGCCTCCGCCTCCTCGGTCAGGTCGATGAAGGGGATCGCGGGCGCCTCGCCGCGCCTCCAGGCCCTCGCGGCCTTCTCCAGCTTGGCGCGGAGCGGGCTCTCGCGCCGCTCCCGCTTGGCGCGCTTGCGCTCCTTGGCGGGGCGGGGGTTCTTCTTCAGCTTCTTGCCCATGCTAATCATCTCCGATGAAAGAGAGCGCCCAGCGGGCGCTCGTGGGTTCCACGGTCATGTAGGCGGCCCGTCGCAGGATGCGCCGCCCCCCCACCCTGCGGCAGCCGACGTGCGGGAAGCACTTGAAGCGGCGCCGCCGGTAAAAGAGCCGGCGATAGGGTTTGGCGCTGAGGCTCACTCGGCGCTCCAGGGAAAGATGGCCCAGACGGCCATGCCGAGCGTCATGCGCGTGCAGGCCCCCAGATCGTTCAGCCAGACCGGGCCGACCTGTGGGCCCCAGCGAATGAGGCGCCCCGCGTGGGGGCCATTGAGGACGCGGAGTTCCAGATTAAAGCAGGGGGTCAGCCAGTGGCGCTTCCTCACTCCCAGAACCCCGTGGACTCCACGCGGACCTTGTAGCAGCGCAGGCCGTATCCCAAGGAGCCGTAGTTCGCCCACCAATAAGAGTCTCGCCGAAGCGGCCCCCACGCCACGAATCCGCGATAGTCGTCGCGGGCGACCCCTCGGACATGGTTGCCTGTGGAACGGTTGCCCCACCAGCGCAGCATGCGCCTTCTCATTCGATGCTCCAGAGAAGGCAGTGCGACCCCAGCAGCCGGGGAACCGCCAAGTCGTCGAAATAGCGGAAAACGCCCATCCGGACGCCCCACCAGTGACGGCGATGGGGCCCCCGCCGCGCCCCGTCGGAGACCATGAGGCCGCGCGGCCGAGTCATCGAACGTCGATTCTCCTGGGCGGCTTGTCCGGGAAGACCTCGTAGACGCGCACCATCAGGAACACCGGATCAAGGCCGCGCGCATAGGCCACGGCGTCTTCCTCCTTCTGGAAGGACCGCAGCGTGTTGACGTGAAGGCGTCCTCGCCACTCTCTGGTGGCGATGAACGGGGCCGCGCCCTTCATCAGGCGGGCTCCCGCGGCGTCGAGGGGACGATCCGGAAGCCGACGCGCTCCTCGGCCGCCTCGGCCTCGGCGTCTTCCCGGGGGCTGTCGGCGTGGACGTGCTCCAGCCCGGCGAAGATGTGCCCCCAGGTCTCCTGGGCGGCCGGGCCGGGCTCCAGGACCACGGTCGGCTGGATGCGGGCCACGGGGATGACATGCGTCTCCTTGCAGACGCGCGGGGACGTCAGGATCTTGGGCAGATCCTTGGGGCTCCTGAGCGTCACCAGGATCGCCGGGGCGAGGACCACGTCCTCGCCCCGCTGGAAGGGGCCGCCCTTCGCCGGGCGGCCCAGGAAGATCAGCGGGGGCTCTCCGGCGGAGGTGACGACCACGATGGGCCGCCGTCGCTTTCTGGTCATGCGGGAAGTCTCCTTCGCCGCTCAAGGCGGCGGAACAGATGGCCAAGGGAAAGCCGGACGGCCCCCAGCCAGAGGGCCCCGGCGAGAATCGCGGGAATCATCATTCGGCTCCGCTCCTGAACCAGGCCAGGTAGTGCGCCCAGCAGCCAGACGGGTGCATGGCGACGCAAAGGTAGTTTCCCGCCTTGTTGCCGCGGTGAACAACCGGGCCCCACCAAAGGGCGCCGTAGCCAGCCCGCATGTGGGGGCCGCTGAAGCGGGGCTCTCGGTCCCGAAAGCTGGAGTGGGGGACCGGCCTCACTCGGCGGCGCTCCAGTAGGCGCAGCAGTAGACCGCGCGGCCCGGCTGGCAGCGGGCTGAGCCCAGCATTGAGATGAAGTGACGGCCTCGCCTCCAGCGCACAACGGGGCCCCACCAGTAGAAGCGGGTCCCGCGCTGGTAGGTTCCGCGCGCTCCGCTAACGCCCCGGGCTTCGCTGGTCTTCAGCCACCTCACTCGGCGGCGCTCCAGTAGGCGTTAGCCCAGGAGTCCAAGTTGAGCCGGAGGCGCCCCAGCGCGGTGAGGAAGAGCCAGCGGCCCCCCAAGCGAGGCGAGGGTCGCAGGAGCACACCCCACCAGACGCAAACGTGCTGCCCTCGCCGAGAGCAGCGGCTTCCGTCGACCCCTGCCAAGCGCGCGGCCCGCTTCATTCGGCGTAGCCCAGGCGAGCCATGCAGTGCTGCCAGCAGTTAGAGGGCGCAAAGCTGACGCGAGCCCCGGAGGGGCTCCAGGGCGCGGACCAGAACAGGCGTCGCCTCGGGGAGAGGCCCCCGTCGGCCCACTGCCGGAACCGCCGCATCTCGGGGCGATAGCGCAGGCTCTGGGGGGCCGGCTGACTCCGGACCGGATAGTAGCCCCTCATCTCGGCTCTACCGGGGGCGCCGGAAGGCCCCCATGACGCGCCTCCGCCAGAGCCAGAGCCGGATCTTGGCGACCAGGGCGCCGAGCGCGAGCGAGAGCCCGAGGGCGCCCCAGAAAAAGAGCATGACGTGCAGGACGCCCATCAGCCCATCCTCTTCCAGCTGGCGGGGAATTGGCACTCGTCCCGGGCCGCCTGCCGCCAGTCGTTCCGCTGCTTGCGGAAGATGAGGGCCGCCGACGTCAGGGCGCCGAGCGCGTACCCGATCAGGCACACGAGAGCGTCCTGCATCACGGATGCCTCGGGTCGTCCGGGCCGCCGCTGAACACGAGACAGGCGCAGAGCGCCAGGATGAGAATGACCGCGACGGGGAGCACTGGGGCTACCCCAGGGTCGGGCGCTTCTTGGCGCCGCAGGTCGGGCAGGGGCGGGCAGCCTCCAGGCAGCCGGCCGGGATCTCGAAGAACAGGTCGACGCGCATCAAGTGCAGCGCCGGGATGGTGAACCTGCCCAGGGACGCCGGGACGACGCCGGACAGGGCCTCCTCGCGCGCGCCGCCGTAGTTGCGGGCATCGTGCAGAACGAAGCCCCGGTCGCCGGACGGGGCCAGCGTGTGGCCGACGTAGGCGCCCACGGGCGTCTCAACGAAGTAGAATCGCTTGTTGGCCATGTTTGGATGGCCCTCCTTTGGGGTTGGGGCATCGGGAGCCGGCCGAGCCTACATTGGCCACAAGCCGGCCCCGTCAGCCGGTAAAGAGAGAGGGGCGCGCGGGTCTTGCGGGCAGTGCCCGGGATTCCCCTTTGCGCGCCCCGAAGATCGAGTCAAGCCGAGGCTTGGGCCGCGGTCCGCGCCCCCCCGAAGGGGGCCGGAGCGATGGGCCGCTTGCCGGGTCTTAGAGTTACCTCTGCCGGATTGTTGGTTTCGGCTCGCCCCGGAGGGGGCGGCCCAAGCATGGCGCATTGGGATATGGGATGGCCGCTTGGAATTGGTTGCCGTTTGGCCAAGCGGGAAGTGAGGCTATGCCCTCCCAAGGTCGCTGCCAATCCGCGTGAGCCGTTAGACTCCGCGGGCGGCCCCAAGGGGCAATTCGGGGCAGGGACCGACCGGGCGCCTTTGGTCCGCCCTTCCCTCCCCATGCGAACGGGGGCGAGCGGAATCGCGCCTAGCAGACCGCGCCGGTGCTTTTACCCGAGCACTCGCCCCGCGCGGCCCTGCGGTCCCTTTGTGATCCAAGCAATTGATGCAAGGGAGCGGGGAATCCAACTGTTATCTTAAGGAGAGATCGGCCGGGGCAGAGGCGGGGGAGCGGGCGGGACTGTCGCCAGACGCAGAGACGCGGGGGGCTTTCGCTTACCTCCGCCGACGCCATCCGGGCGCGGCGGGGCGCGTAGCAGGGTAGCCCGCGCCAAAGGGGTTGGCTGGCCGTTCGCTTCGCTCCCGGGGCGTGCTCGGGCCGATCTCGGGGAATCAACGTGAGCCTTTAGGCTCGAAAGGGGCCCGGAGGGGAGAGGGGGCGGCCCCCTTTCAGGGGGCCGGGGGGGCTATCCGTCGTCGTCGTCCACGGCCGAACAATCCTCGGGCCGCTCGCAACCACAGGGCCGTTCCTGCGCGGACACGACAAGCGCCGCAGCCATCAGCCGCAACGCGCGAGCATTCTCCGGGTTACTCTCCCGAAGCGCTTGCCGAATGTAAGACTCCGCGTGGACAATCCTGCAATCTTTCAATGGAATCCTCCGGGTTTGTTGGGGGAGCGGGAATCCCTTTGGGGCCGCTCCGGTCGATTCCGGAGCGGCCCGGGGGAAGGCTAGGCGTCGGTCGGCTCGTCGTCGTCGCTGTTCTCCGGCGTCTCCGCGGGATCGTCCGCGGACCCGGAGTGATAGGCGTCGTCGCGGGCCGTGGCCAGCGCCGCGCCGTCGTTCTCCTCCGCCTCAGCGGCGGAATCCTCCGCCATGACGAACGGCTGGGGAGCCCCCGCGTCGACCATGATGCGCGCCGCGACGTCCCGACCCAGCAGGAACGGCTTGCCGTCCGGGTTCGCCCGGATCAGCTTGCGGGCGAGCTCGACAACGCGGGCCACGGGGACCGTGACATCGTTGTCGGCGAGCACGGCCGTGGCCGCGAACACCGTGCGCCGCTCCATTTCCGGAACGGCCCGGTAGTCGCCGAGGAGGGTCGCGCGGACATCGGGCGCCACGGCCCGAATGCTGCGCATCTGGGCAGCCGCCCCGAACAGCCGGGACGCCAGCGCCCGGCGGGTCTTGGCGCGGCGCGGGTCGCCCTCCATGTTCGCCTTGGAGGCCTCGACGGTCGCGTTGTTCCGCGTCTCAGCCTCGCACGACTCCGAAGCCTTCGCCACGGCGCGGTCCCAGGAAAGGACCATGTTACGGCGGATCTTAGCCGCCGCGCTTCCCGTGGCCATGATCGGCGCGCCGCGCCGGACCGACGGGAGAGACTGTCTCTTGCTTGCCATCGTTGGGAATCCCTCGGGAGGGTCGCCCCCATTGGCGACCGGCCCCAAAGCGGATTCCCGCTCCCTTGCTTGCTTGTTCACTTGTCAGCGCGGTCCCGGCAACCTTGCCGGTCCGCGTTCAAGCCGATCCCCGCGGCGTCTCGCGGTCCGGGCGGACCGCTCTAGCCATCGGCGGATTCGGCAGCCCTACAGCCGCCGGGATCGCTCCCGGCCCCCCGGCGTCATCGCGCGGGCCGCGCTCGTCCGGGGGGGGCCCCGCTCGGGCCCGGGGGGGCCAACGCATCCGCCGTGCCAAACGCTCAGCCCGCCCGGCAAGCGGGGGGTAGCGGGGGGCGCGTTACCCTTTGGTGACCCATGTTACGGTTCGGTGGTAACGCCCCAGCGGCCCGGCCCCAGAACGACCCTAACAAAGACCTACCCTAACAAAGACCTACCCTGACCGGGGAGACCCGGCCCATTGGCACACTTTGTGGGGCAAAGTGAGGGGGGAGCGGGGGGGAGCCTAACATCGCCCTATCGGGGGGAATCCCCCAGGCCCCTCCCCCACCCCCCGCCGGGGCCCCGGAGATAGCCCTTCCTCTCCCGAGCGTGAGGCTTCCCCAGAAACATGCTATCAGCTGCTGGCCCTGCGGGCCAGGAAGAGCAACATGCCAGCAGGAGCGGGCCCCTGACCCCCCTCTAGCGGGGGAGGGGCGGAGCCCTCCCCCGCGATCCCTCTCTATTTCACCTACTGACTCTAGGTGATAGCGCCATCCAGGCAGGCTCATCCCAGAGGCCCCCCCTCCCCCCACCAGCTTCTGGGGCAGAGGAGAGATCCCCGGGGAGCCAGACGGCGCTCGGCCATCCAGTGTAGGTCTCCCGGGAGGCCCGTCGCTTTGGTAACCCGGCCGACGGGTTTGACCCCCACCGGGACCCCCATAGTATACCCGACATCCTTCCCCCCGTCAAGGCATTTTCTTGCTTGACGTCCCCGCGCCTGGATGCTACAATAGCGCGCGATGGCTCTTCAGGGCGTTCTCCGCAAGGATCCGGCGACCGGCATGCACCTCGCCGACCGCGTCCGCGCCCGCAAGGCCATCATCCGCTGGCTCCGCTCCGTCACCGAGGCGGGCGCCACGCCCATCCCGCTGGCCAAGCTGGCCAAGGAGGAGGGCATCTCCTTCCGCCGCCTGACCAAGATCCTCCAGGAGGACGAGCGCCTCCAGGAGAGCGTCTTCGGCGGCATGGAGCAGCGGGCCCAGCTCGCGCTCATGACGGCCGTCTCCCGCGGCGAGACCTACCTCCACGAGGAGCACGTCGACCCGAAGGAGGCCCGGCAGTGGGCCGAGTTCTTCGCCCGCTTCATCGGCGGCCAGTTCCGGGCCCGGCAGGGCCCGAGCGTGGTCGTCCTCGCCAACCTCATCCCCGAGCTGCCCCCGGCCGCTCGGCACATCCAGGCCCGCGTCCTTGAGGCCCCCGAGGCGCCGGGCACCACGCTCCAGAAGCTTTTGGGGCCAGGCGAACAGGAGGAGACCGAAGATGCTTAAGACCTACACCCGGACCCCCGAGAAGTGCCCCGTCTGCCCGGACGCCTCCGGCTACCGGGCCGACGGCCGCCCCTGCGGCTGCTGCGACGGGGAGGGCTTCATCGTCGTGGACCCGGGCTACGCGCCCATCTCCATCGGGGCCTCCCCCTACACGCCCTACCCGACGGCGCCGTGGTCCTATGAGTACGGCCCGAGCGGCGGCTGGCCGCGGCCCGGCACCATCTGCGGGACCTCGAACGGGGCGCATGTCTAGCGGCGGCCCCCTCTCCCGGATCTGCGCGGAGCCCGAGCGCTTCGAGTGCGTCATGATCCTGCCCGAGCCCCAGCCGACCGCGCCGTGGGGGACCTTCAAGGCCGTCTCGGCCCGGCTCGACCCGGCTCGCCGGACCGGCTCGCTGGTCTACAGCCGGCGCCGCGAGGACGGCTGGACCTACGGCGGCAAGGCCCAGCTCACGCGGGGCGACTGCCTCCTGCACATCCCGACGGGCGCCGTCGTCTCGGTGGTCCGCTCCGTCGGGCACAACCGCGTCGTCATCGAGGGCTGGGAGGAGCCGGTCGACGCCGAGAAGCAGGCGCTCTGGGCCAAGGCCCCCGGCCTCGGCAGGTGGGTGGTCTGGGGCTGGTGCGCTCGCTCCGTGGACGAGATCCCGCCGCACGCCCGGCCCTCCGAGGTGATCCAGCCCGAGCAGTTCCGGGAGGCGAAGCGCGACCTCTGGAAGCACCCCGAGCGTCTCCCCTGGGGCGAGGCCGGCCTGGCCGTCGGCGCTGATCCCTCCAAGATGCGCCCCAAGCAGCGCAAGCGCCTGCGCCGCCAGCTCCGGTCCCTCCTCGGCGGGCTGCACACCGTGCAGACCGAGGAGGATCTGGACGCCCTCATCGAGAAGACCGCCGTCAAGCGCAAGAGCATGAAGAACGGCGGAGAGCTGATTCGCTGGCGCCTCGGCGGCCAGCCCAGGAAGTAGAGCCATCAACCTGTCGCCGCTGCCCTCCTCGGCCCCCCAAGGCTCGCGGGCAACTCCCCCTTTCCCTTGCCCTCTCCCGGACGCCATCTCCGAGAGAATCCCCCCCAAGGACCGCTGGGCATTGGATCCGACGGAGAGGCAGCGGCGCATCTACTCTGAGATGGAGCGGCGGCTTCGCCTCTCCCGCTTCCTGCTGGACCCCGCGCGGGCCGAGGAGCGGGAGGAGTTCGCCGCCAGCTGCCGGGACGACCCGGCCTTCTTCTTCCGCAACTGCGTCTGGACCCAGGACCCCGAGCGCAACATCGGCGACCTGGTCGAGATCCCGCTCATCACCTACAGCTACCAGGTCGAGCCGATCCCCTACCGGGGCTCGCTCGCCGGCGGCTGGCTGAAGCGCTGGCACTCCGCGCTGGTCGATCACGTCCCGGGCAAGAAGACCCGCCTCCTGGAGGAGAAGACGCGGCGCACGCTGCTTTCCATCTCCATGGCCGGCTTCCTCGTCTGGGGGCTTCGCTTCTTCCCGGGCTTCCACGCCTGGGTCTCCTCGGCGAGCCAGGACGCCATCGACCACGGCGAGGACTGGGACGCCATCTTCGGCAAGGTCCGCTACATCTGGAACCACGCCCAGAAGTACTACCCCTGGCTCTACCCCGAGCTGCCGCCCGTCGGCAAGGGCAGCCTGAACAAGGACTGCTACATCGAGTTCCCCGCCTGGAAGGTCGGCGACCGCGAGGTCGCCCGCGCCAGCTGGGGCAACAAGATCCGCGGCCTCACGCCCAACGAGGTGAGCGGCCGAGGCGGCGGCGCCCTCTTCGGCTTCATCGACGAGGCGGGCTGGATCCCTGGGCTCGACGCCTTCCTCGACAACATCGAGCAGATGACGTCGTTCCTGATCCTCGGCTCGACCCCGCCGGCGGACAGCGAGCACCCCTTCGCCAAGCGCGCCCAGGGCGAGTTCGGCTACGAGGTGTCCGCCGTCCACTGGACCATGAACCCCATGATGGCGGGCGGCATCTACTGGGACGAGGACGCCGACTTCCGGGGGCCTCACACGCAGAAGTGGAGGAGCACCTACTATGACGAGATCCTCAAGACCCAGCCGACGCACGTCGTGGCCCGCAACTACGACCTTGATTACCGAAGCGTTGCGGGAGATCGGATTTTCGTTGGGTTTACCCCGGGGCGGGCGCGCGCGACGACCGAGGCAGCGGGGTCGGCGGACGCCGACCTCTACGACCCGAGTTGGCCCCTAGAAATCTGGTACGACGTCGGGCGCCGTGACCCTTGGGCCTCCCTCTGGGTCCAGGTCTCCGACGCCACCGGCGAGGTGCGGATCGTCGACTACTGGATGCGCTCCGGCGTCTCGGTCGAGTGGTGGCTCCCGCTCTGGCTGGGCTGGGACGTCGACCAGATCGACCGCTGGCGGACCTACCCCGACATGCGCCCCTGGAAGGACACGGTCCCGTGGGGCTACGGCGAGGCGGACCGCGAGCTGATCCGGCGCTGGCACGCCCGCTTCGGCCGGATGCCGCATACAGGGGAGGAGGCGCCCTGGGGCTCCGTCCGCCCGCGGCGCTTCGTCCAGGACGCCTACGGCCTCGCGCACGGCTCGGCCGGTCCGGACTCCGTGGAGGACGTCATGCGGCGCTACAAGCTGCACGTCGTCTCCTCGGCCACCACCCACAACCTGGAGAAGTGGATCGAGCACGCCAACGGGATCCTGGTCCGGACCCGCATCTCCCCGAACATCGCCGACCGCAAGCCCTACAGCGGCGGGACGGCCTACCCGTCGATCACGGACTCCCTGCTCTCCTGGCGCTGGCTCCCGCCGACGCCCCGGGAGAGCCGGCCGAAGCCCGCCCACGACATCCACAGCCACGGCTGCACCGCCTTCATCTACGGCGCCATGCAGCTCCCGGCCGCGGCCCCGGCGCTTCGCCTCCTCCAGACAGGGAAGCTGAAGCGCCGCAGCTGCGTCTTGACGACCCCGATCAGTGAGCAGGGCTGGGCCGCGCGCCCCGCGGCTCAAGGAGGCGCGACATGGCTCTAATGCGGCTGGGCGACCTGTCGGTCCCCGAGCGGGAGGCGCACCTCGCCATCGTCCGCCAGGAGTGCATCGACTTCCGGGAGCCGAAGCGCGAGTTCTGGCTGGAGGCGTGGCGCTTCTACCGGCAGATGCAGGACCCCGAGGCGGCCACCCGCTCGAAGTTCGTCTCCAGCTACGTCTGGAGCGCGGTGCAGAGCCAGATGGCCATGCTGGAGCCGCTGCTCTTCAGCTCCATCCCGACGTGGGACTTGACCACGCCCCGGGACGAGGACCTGGAGCGCAACGCGGTGCTGGAGGACCTGCTCACGCAGTTCGTCCACCACCAGTCGTCGCTCCGCCAGCAGTGGACCATGATTCTGCTGGAGGCCCTGGTCTTCGGCTCCAGCTACCCCTGGACCTACTTCCGGTCGGAGGACCGCAAGATCGGCCCGATCTTCCGCCCCGTCCTCGACCAGTTCGGCAACCCGCTCCGCAGCGCGGACGGCAGCCCCGTCATCGACGAGCAGACCCCGCGGGTGCGCGTCTACCACGCGCCCTACGTCGAGCACGTCGACCTCTGGGACTCGTTCATCCACCCGGACGGCCGCCGCGGCTTCAGCCGGCGGACCGTCTCGGGCTACGAGCTGCTCTACCAGAGCAAGGGCCCCAGCCCGGTCTACGACCCCGACCGCGTGGCCCGCATGCTGGCCGCCGCGGCCGCCTCGGCCCAGCGGGAGGATCCGTCCCGCGGCCGAGGGGGCGAGAACTTCCACTTCGGCGACGACTCCCAGGTCATCGACGATGAGCTGGCGCTGGAGGCGGGGACCCAGGCGTCGGGCCGGGCCGACCTGTTCGCCAGCTCGAACTACGTCCGGGACGCGCTGGCCCAGGTCTTCCCGCTCCTCCACTACGACGACGGCTGCCACTCCGGCACCTACGCCCTGAACCGCGACGGGCGCCTCTACGAGCTGCGCTTCAACGACTGCTCCGGCCCCGACGGCGAGGGCTACCGCATGGCGGTCCTGCCGAACAGCTCCCCGCAGGAGGTCTTCGGCGTCGGTTTCATCGAGGCCAACTACGACCTGCTCAAGGTCTACCACCGCTTCCTCCAGCTCGCCACGGACGGCGCCACGCTGACCGTCAACCCGGGCTGGGCAGTCTCCCGGAAGTACGACCAGGAGATCGGGGAAATCTTCACGGGCCCCGGCGCCATCAACGTGGTCCCGGCCGGCCCGGGCGAGCGGATCGAGCACCACATCCAGCGGATGGACATGCCGCAGAGCTGGGTCTCCGCCATGCAGTTCCGGGACGCGATCAAGGACGAGCTGGACCAGGCGTTCGCCGCCAACGAGTCCACCTTCGGCCGCTTCGCGGGCGGGCGCAAGACCGCCCAGGAGGTGAGCCAGGTCCTCCAGTTCAGCCAGAACCGGAGCCAGCTCATGGCCGAGCGCATCGCCGATCACTTTGCCACCCCCCTGGGGAAGAAGTGGCTCGCCATGGCGTCGGCCTACATGACGCCCGAGGACGTCCAGAACGTGGTCGGGATCCGGGCCGCGGGCCTGGAGATCCCGGACCCCGAGACCATCATCCGCACCATGCAGACCGTCTTCCGCGGCAGCGTGATCGGCAGCAACTCGGCGGCCAAGCTGGCGCAGCTCCAGGGCGTCGCGCAGGCGTTCCTCAACTCGCTGCCCTACCTCCAGCTCCCGCACGTCCAGGAGTTCATGAAGGAGTGGATGCGCCTGGCCGGCCTGGAGGGCGTGACCAAGAAGCTGCCGGCCCCGGTCCCGGGCATGACGGCCTTCGACGTCCTCGCGGTCACGAGGGGCCCGGGGGCGGCGGGCGGCGCCTCGCCCACCGGCGGCGGCCTGCCTCGCTCTCCGACGGACCTGTCCGGCGTGTTCTCCGCCCAGGGAGGCGCCACGGCGCCCCCGGGGCCCGAGGGAGGCTACTAACATGGCGAAAAACGCGAAGCGGCCCGCCTTCGACCCGGACACGCTCCGAGAGATCGCGGCCTTTCTGACGCGCCCGGCCGACCCGGACGCCGCGCCTCGGGACCCGCAGGCCGACCTCAAGGAGGCGGCCGGCCGGCTGTCGCGCCTGGTGGCGCTGGCTGAGACCAACCCACCCGCCTGGCGCATTCTCATTCAGTTCATCGGGGAGCACGTCCAGCGCCGGCTCGCAGAGCTGGCCAGCGTCGACCCCGCGGCAGATCCGGTGGCCCTTCACGGCTCCCGCTGCTACACCTCGGGCGGCGCGACGGCCCTCACGGACCTGGCCAGAGAGCTGCTCCCGGAAAATCTCCGAGCGAGACTTGACAAAGTGGTCCGCGCATGCGATAATGATAGGGAGGACTAGATGGACCCGACTCTGAACGTGAATCCGGACGACCCGCAGCTCGATGACGGCGGCGAAGAGGGCCTCGAAGAGGAGGATCCTGTAGCCCAGCTGCGGGCCGAGCTGGAGAAGTCCACGGCCGCGTTCCGCGCCCAGGAGGCTCGGATGCGGCAGATGGAGCAGGATCTGGCCGCGAGCCGCTCGGCGGGCGCCGGCCAGCCCCAGTTCCCCACCACGCGAGAGGGCTGGAACTACGCGCTCCAGTTCGCCAACGCCCAGGCGCAGGCGGACCCGGCGCTCCAGCCGGCCCTCCAGCAGCTGTACGCGCAGTTCAACCAGTGGAACCAGCGCGACACGCAGCAGCACGAGACGATTCTCCGCGATGTTGGGCGCGTCGAGGCGACCCTCTCCCAGATGGGGGTGGAGCGCGATTCGCCGCACTACAACATCGCGGTCAAGGCCCTCCGGGCCGGGGTCCCGCTCGACCAGATCGAGGCGGGCTACCTCGCCACGCTCCGGGAGGCCAACGTTGGCAAGGCGAAGGGAGCGGCGAAGGAGAAGCAGGTAACCGCTGCCCAACGGGCGGCCATCGAGCCCGGCGAGGCGAGGGGCGCCCCGCCGCGCGATGATGGAAACCCGAAGCCGACCCCGCAGGACCAGTTCATGAAGAGTCTCAAGGACCACTTCCTGGCGCGGGCTCCGGCAAGCACCAAGCTGTTCAAGAGAGGACAGCGCAGCTAGAGCCCCGTAAACCCCCCCAGGAAAGGACCACTCACACATGGCCGCCTCCGCTCTTCCCCCGTCTGGGCAGTTCCAGCCCAACGCGGTCACGCTCCGCACCACGGACGGGACCCTCACCTACGACCTGGCGATGCGCGACTCGCACACCATGGAGATCGACCCCGAGTTCCACTCGCTGGACGAGGCCACGGTCGGCGCCCGCATCCTCGGCATCATGTCGAAGCTGGGCGCCCCCAAGGTCGTCCGGGCTCCGATCTACATGATGCTCCGCAAGAAGCAGTTTCCCCGCTTCGTGACGGCGGCGAACTCCTACGCCGCCGGCGCCGCGACCATCACGATCTCGGCGACGGACGTCGGCAAGTTCAAGTCGGGCTACCACCTCCTGAACACGCTGACCCGCGAGGAGATGCGCGTGGAGGGCACGCCCGCCGCGGCTCTGCCGGTCAAGCGCGGCGTCGGCGAGGTGGTCGACCAGGCGTCGATCTCCACCGACGACGAGCTGCTGATCCTCGGCTACCGCTCGGCGGCCAAGGACGCCAAGTTCCTCGACTTCATCCGCCTCGGCGACGTGATCTACAACTACGTCGGCGAGATCCAGACGGCCTACGCCGTCGACCAGTACGAGCTGGACTCGGGCCACGTCGCGGGTCACGATCCGCTGGCGGTGCTCCGAGCGGACAAGCTTCAGGAGACCCGCCTCAACCTGGAGTGGCAGATCCTGATGGGCCAGCGCGGCAAGACGATCCGCAACGACGGCCTGACGGTCTACGCCCCGGGCGGCATCGACAACTTCTGCACCGAGAACGAGACGGACTTCGCCGGCACGTTCGGCGAGGACGCCTTCGTAGCGGCCCTGCGCGGCATCAAGCGCCACGGCCCGTCGGACCGCTGGGGCTTCGCGTCCCCGCTGTTCATGCAGAAGCTGAACCTCGCGCTCGGCAAGGTCAACGACCGGCTGGCGGGCGACGAGGTGCCGACCATCCTCGGCCTCGACATCTCGACCTATCGCTACGCCGGCCTGCGCGTCCACTTCGTGGAGCAGCCGCTCCTCGACGACGCCAGCTCGACGCACGCGAACTCGCTCAAGGGCCACTGCTTCCTCGTGGACCCCGACGACATGGACCTCGTGACCATGCGCGGGCGGCTCATGGGCTTCTTCAAGTGGAACATGAACGTGGAGACGCCGGGCTCCCGCTCCAAGGAGGACCAGCTGATCGTCAACTGGGGTCTCCGGATGCGCCGCCCCGAGCACTACGCGCGCATGTTCAACGTTGGCAGCTAAGGAGGCCGACTGATGACCACGGCGAAGGGCAGCGAAAACGCAACGACCACGGCGACCCGGGGGGCTTCGGCCCCCCGGCCTCGCATCCTCTTCAGCAGCGCAGGCTCGATGAACCTCTTTGTCCGGGAGCTGCGCTCCGCGGGCGGGGCGGCGGGCCTGCCGATCACCTTCGAGGCGACGTTCCCCCTCCGGCTCAACGCGGGCCCCATCGAGGCCGCGCCCAACGCCGCAGGCGGATGCGTCCTGGCCATCACCCCCGAGTTCATCGACTCGCTCCGGTCTATGCCCAACGAGGAGAAGGGGCGGCCCTCCGTGGGCTGGCGCCGCATCCTCAGCACCGAGGGCCTGGAGATCGAGCTGGAGCCGGTTGGCCAGGCGATGCACCGTCTCGTCAAGGCCATCGAGGCCATGGGCAACTACGGCCTCCGCTTCGCCTTCCTCGACGACAAGACGGCCGCCGAGCGCATCCTGGGCCGGCTTCGCCAGCAGGCGACGGCCGAAGCCCAGGTGCAGGAGGAGGCCCTCGTGGTGCTCGGCCAGCAGGTCGGCATCGCGGGCGACGGCGTCCCGCTGGACCAGGTCATGGCGGCGGAGAAGGCCGCGGCGGCCCGCGCCCGGGCGGCGCAGCCGACCCGAACCCCGACGCGCCCGCGGAGGTAGGCTAGGCCGACATGGCCGACCCCACGCTCGTCTCCCACGCCTCCACCTACACCCGGTGGACGCTGACCCAGATCCGCGACTACGTCATGCTCGCGGCCGGGGGCGCGTGGGACGACCTCAACGCGACGGAGCAGGGGACCGTTGACCTGCTCATCAATGCTCGCCACGACGCCTGGCGGCACTTGGCGCGCAACGCCAAGCGCTGGGCGGAGGACAGCGTCACCATCACCTGGGTCAGCGGGGACGACAGCCAGGCGCTGCCGGCCAACGTCGGCGAGGTGGTGGGGCGGCACATCTGGGCGCTCAACGACGACGGTGACCCGAGCACGGTCATCGAGATCGTCCGGGAGGAGGAGTGGACGGACTCGATGCCGACCGACGGCTCGACCCAGGTCGCTCGCCTCTACCGGGAGGAGGCCAGCACCCAGAAGCGGGTGCTCTGGATCCACCCCCGCCCGGACGCGGGAGACCAGTTCAAGCTGGTCTTCCTCAGCCACGCCTCCCTGCTGTCGGATGGAGCCGACATCCTGGAGGCCCCGGCCCAGTTCAACCTGCTGGTCGGGATCGACTCGGCGATTGAGTGGCTCAAGCTGCGGGGCGACCGTGAGGCCGCCGCGCTGCTGGTGGGCGACCGCGACCGCCACCTTCAAGAACTGACAGGCGCCAGGGAGACGGACAGGCCGGCTCGGGCGCGTTTCTACGACGAGGTGGGCTTTGAGGGGTCCCGACAGGGCGCCCCCGCAGTACGCCAAACTCTGTTGGCGGTATCGTAATGAATCGAATTGCTTGGGCCGCGGGGCTTTTTGAGGGCGAAGGCTGCATCAGCACCAGAGCCACGACTCGAAAATCGCGGACGGGGCGGCCGGCGGCGTACAGTGTTCACCGGCTGGAGCTATCCAGCACGGATCAGGACGTCATTCTCCGCTTCAAAGAGGCTGTTGGCACTGGCTCGGTCAGCGGGCCGCGTACCCGCGCGACAGGCGAACGCAGACACAAGCCCATCTGGACGTGGACGTGCGGCGCTCGCGCCGACGTCCTCGCCACCTTGTTTCGATTTTATCCCTTTCTTGGAAAACGGAGGCGGGCGCGTGCCCGCGCCGCAATTGAGTTCTGCAAGGAACTCGGCCCAGTGAAGCCTCCGACGTTGCTTCGCTGGATTCCATTCCCCGAGGTGGGATACCCCGGCACGAGGCAGGGCGGACCGATTCCGGCCGCCTCCGGCGTGACCTGGACAACCCCGACCTCACTGTAACAAGGAGTTTACAATGGCTGTCCCCGTTTGGCCGGGCACCTCCGCCTTCGGCCCCTTCGCCGTGGATACGGCAGACCGCGAGAGCATCGCGGAAATCTACATCTACGCCATGGGCATCTCCGATGGCGAGATGGCGTCCCTCATCGGGCGCCGCGACAAGACCGGCGGGCTCGTGGACGGCACGTTCACGGATCTGCTCCAGACCCTCACCGGCACCGCCAGCGTCGCGTCCATCGACGACCTGACGGCGGCGGCCGTGGAGCTGGACGCGGACACCAGCTCGCCCTACTTCGGCTTCGTTCGTCTCGTGCTCGCGGTGACCGCGGCCGTCGACACCTAATCGAACCAGACCCGACCCTTCGGGGCCGGGCCTCCTTTCGCCGGGGGGAGAGGTGACCCCTCTCCCCCCACCTTTTGGAGAGAAGAGCATGAGACTGAACAGCTTTCACCTCGCGGGGACGGGCGCCGCCGCGGGCGTGACCATCGTCGATCCCGGCAGCGGCCGGGGCGTCCTGGTCCACAAGATCATCCTCAGCGCCTCCGGCACCGACACGCTGGAAATCTGGCACGGGACGACCAAGACCACGGCCAACACCATCGCGGTGGCGCGCGTCACGAACGGCGCCGCCCACCAGATCGACTTCCGCTTCGGGCGGGAGCAGCGACCGCTCTCGCTGCCGGCGGGGCAGATCCTCAAGCTGACCTCCGGGCTGGCGGTCGGCTACCTCGTCACCGTGCTCTACGAGATCACGGACAACCCGCCGGCGGTGTAGTCGAGGCTCGCGTGGCCGTCCGATCCCTCACCCGGGCGTCGCCTGTTGTCGAGTTCGAGGTCGCCAGCGACCCGAAAACGGCGCGCGTCGTCGTCGAGATCCCTCGCCCGACCACGGGGGGCACGGTCGTCTGGGCCGCCAACACGACTCTCGCCGTGTCCGTCGTCTACGAGGTGGACGGCCAGCGCCGGGGATGCAAGAGCTGGGTGACGGGCGGCGTCCGCGTGCTCCGCAACGGGGCCGAAGCATCCCGCTACCGGCTCGTCAAGGGCGTTGAGCTGCGCTACGACGAGAGCCTCGGCCGCTGGGCCTGGCTGGGCGAGAGGGCGCAGACCTCTTTCCGAGCGCTCGTCCGCATCGAGCTGGTCCGCGGCAACGCCTGGGCTGGGGACGTGTCCGTGTCGTCCGAGACGGCAGACGCCCCCCAGGCCCCGCGGCGCAACTCGGTGGGCTTCACTGGAGCCGACAGCACCAGGGAGGAGGTCGGAGACGGCGTCATCGAGGACAGCGTCACGTCGAGCGGGACGGACCGTGCGCTGTACGTAGGCGTCGGGCACTCACAAGGCGGTGGAGCCAGCAACACGACCTCGGGCACCTACGACGGCGGCGCGTTTGACGGCGAGCTGTGGGACTTCGGGGCGCAGTCGCACTACCGGATCGCCGCGTACTACAAGATCGCCCCGGCCACGGGCGCGACCACGGTGCAGATCACTGCAAGCGCGGCGGTGGACGAGTTCGCCCTTGGCTGGATCTCGATGGACGGCGTCCACCAAACGACCGCCGTGGGCACCCCGGCCACGGGCAGCGGCAGCACGGGCGTCCCCACCGTCACGGTCAGCGGCGGATCGCCGGCCTCAGACAGCCTGCTCGTGGACACGGTCTACGACGACACGGGCGCGGATCGCACGGCCGGGGCGGACCAGACCCAGCGGTTCGAGCAGCTGCTCATCAACGGCTTCACGAACTTGCACGGCAGCACTCAGCCGGGCAGCGCCTCGGGCGGCGTCATGTCGTGGTCGACCGACGGCTCGCCGTGGCTGATCGGGGCGGTTGAGTTTCTCGCCTCTTCCGGGGGCGCCGGCCTCTCGATCCCCGTGGCCATGCACAGTTACCGACGGAGGCGCGTCTAATGCAGCCGCTTCGACAGAGCACGCAGATCGTGGTCAAGATCGGCCCCTTCCTCGACGCCACCGACGGCGTCTCGGAAGAGACCGGCCTTGCCGGGGGCGGCACCGAGCTGTCCAAGTCGCCGGGCGCGGCCTTCGGGGCCGGCCCGACGCTGGGCACGCACGACGCCGAGGGCTGGTATCCCATCACGCTGACCACCACCCACACCGACACCGTGGGCCGCTTGGTCGTCAAGTCCCACAACTCCGGGACCCACCTCCCCGTGTGGCACGAGTTCTACGTCTACGAGGAGGCGGTCTTCGACCAGCTGTATGCGGCCTCGGCCCCTGGGGCGGCTACGCCCGCCTCGATCTCCGCCCTCAACAACCTGTCGGCGGCGCAGGTCAACGCCGAGGTCGACACGGCCCTGGCCGACTACGACGCCCCGACCAAGGCTGAGCTGGACGCGGGCTTCGCCGCGCTGAACGATCTCTCGGCCGCCGAGGTGAACGCCGAGGTGGACGCCGCGCTGAACACGGCGGTCCCGGCCACCCCGACCGCGGGCTCGATCAACGAGCGCATCAAGACGATGGACGACGCCGACATCCCCGGCGCCATCGCCGGGCTCAACGATCTGAGCGCCGCAGCGGTCAACGCTGAGGTGGACACGGCCCTCGCGGACTACGATGCCCCGACCCGCGCCGAGCTGACCAGCGACGTCAACAGCATCTTGGACAAGCTGCTGGGCTACGTCCAGCTCCTGGCGCGCTCCGACGCCGCCATCGCCACCGACCGCTCCACCGAGCTGGGCGAGATCAACGCCAACGAGGGCTCGGGCGCGGGCGACTACGCCAGCACCACGGACTCGCAGGAGGCCATCGCGGACTCCGGCGGGGGCGGGCCGACCGCCGCCCAGATCGCCGACGCGGTCTGGGACGAGGCGCTCGCTGGGCACCTGTCGGCCGGCAGCACGGGCGAGGCCCTCAACGCCGCGGGCGGCGCAGGCGACCCCTGGATCACCGCCCTCCCGGGCAGCTACACCTCGGGCCAGGCCGGCTTCATCCTCGGGACCTTCCTCGACGTCGCGGTCTCCGGGCGGTCGAGCCACTCCGCCGCCGACGTCTGGGCGGTTGCCACACGCCTGCTCACCGCGGGCACCAACATCGTCCTCGCCAAGGGCGTGGGCGTCACGGGCTTCAACGACCTCTCCGCCGCGGCGGTCAACGCGGAGGTGGACACCGCTCTGGCCGACTACGACGGCCCGACGCGGGCCGAGGCGACCAGCGACAAGAATGAGATCCTGACCATCCTCGGGACCCCGGCGGACACGGACCTGGCGACCGACATCGCTGCCCGCGCAGCCCCGACCTACGACATCGAGCTGGGCGCCGCCTACTCCGGCACCACGCTGACGGTCATCGGCGTCCCCAAGAAGGACGGCGCCATCCAGACGGGCCTCGGGACCATGACCTTCAAGGTCTGGAGCGCCGCCGGCGCCCAGGTCGGCTCCACCCTCACGGACGCCTCCGCGGACGCACAGGGCGCCTACAGCGCCTCGGGGACCTACACGCTCTCCGACAACACCCAGTATTACCTGGAGGCGTCCATCACCATCGACGCGGCCACCCGGACCGTCCGGCGAGCCATGACGAAGGTGGCCTAGCATGAGCGTCTACGTCGCGGGCCAGGTGATCGCCGAGGTCACCATCACGGTGGAGGGCGGGGGCTCCTGCCCCGCCTTCTCCACGCCGGTCGAGACCAGCTACACCAGCAGTGACGGGGGCCACCTGCTCCAGGCCCCGGTGATCCAGCTGCGGGTCGGCCGGGGCGTCTTCCGCCCCGCCGACTTGGCCTACGCGCGAACGGCCGTCGGAGACCGCTCCGAGGCGGTCTTCCAGGAGAACCGCACGGGCAAGCTGCTCCACCTGATGTTCTCCTCCTTCCGGGCGGGCGCCCCCTTCGCGCCCGTCTCGGCGTCGCTCCGCGTCAACAGGGCGGGCCCGACCCGCTCCGGCACCGGAGACTCCTAGCCATGGAGAACATCCCGATCCTTGCCCCCCAGCGCGGGGGCTACCTCGGCGATGCCCTCACGCCCGAGGCGTTCCTCTCGGAGAGCCGCAACTTCTCCCTGGCCAGCGACGTCCCCGTCCGCCGGCGGGGCTACGCCGTCCGCCGGTCGGACGTCACGGCGGCCAGCTTCCTGGAGCGGATCCCGGTCGATGAGGTCGACGGGACGCCCCACGCGGCCTACCTGCTCGCCGATGAGCTGTACGAGGACAAGGCCAGCCCGGCGCTGCTGGACACGCTGACGGTGGACCCCTACGACGGGGTCGATGCCGAGATGCCCTCCTGGGTCTACGCCTACGCCCGCACGGTGCTCGTGAACGGGACCGACTGGCGCCTGCTCATCTGGGACGGCAGCTCCGCCCTGACGGCCCTGGAGCCCCTGACGGACCCCTCCAACCCCAACCTGGGCGTCTCCGGGGGCGGCTCCATCCCCGACGGGACCTGGTACGTCCGCGTTCGGTGGTACGACAGCCTGACCGGGACGTACAGCGGCCCCAACGCCCGCACGGCCTCGGCCGGGTCCGTGGTCACCGGAAGCGGCAACAACACCATCGACGTCGACCAGCCGACCAGCCCGCCCAGCCGGGCGACCCACTGGCAGATCCAGCTCTCCTCGTCCATCGACACGCCCTCCGCCTTCGAGATCACGGCCGAGACGCACGCCTCCGGCCTCATCCCCATCGCCACCGCAACGGTCGCGCTGACGCTCTCGCCGACCGCGGGCACCCACTTCGACTACCGGACCGACGGCGCCCAGGTCATCTACCGGCACGCCAACCCCCCGAGCGGGGCCTCCTTCGTGGCGTTCCACCGGGGCCGCTGGTTCTACGCCAGCCGCTCCGCGCGCTGGCTGGTCTGGTCGGACATCGGCAGCCCCGAGCACTTCTACAGCAGCCCGACCGATCCCACCTCCGGCTTCAACACGGCGGACGGCGACGGCATCGGGTCGAGCCTGAGCGGCGCCTGCACCGGGCTCTTCAGCAACCAGCAGGTGCTCTACTTCGCGCAGCGGGGCGACATCCAGGTCTGCGAGGGCAGCTGGGACGAGGTCTTCGCCGAGGACGGGACCTTCATCTCCCGCAACGGCCGGATCTCCCCGCTCTCCACCAACGGCATCGGGGCCGTCTCCGGCAGCTCCATCGTGGTGGACCAGGACGTCTACTTCGTGAGCCCCCGCGGCCCCGCCGTGATCTCGGGGGGCTCCGCGGCGGCGCTCCGCCCCGAGGCCATCCGGACCCTCTGGGGGCGCCGCGACCGGGCCTACGACCACCGCTCCCGGGTCTCCTACGACCCCGACACGGACGCCGTCGTCTTCAGCCTGGTGACCCAGCAGAGCCCCGTCGAGGGCATGCCGGAGCTGCTCCTGGCCTGGCAGCGCAACCGCCAGGCGTGGTGCCCGCCCTGGACGATCTGCACCTCCGGCCTCAGCCTGGTCCGCTTCGTGACCGACGCGGGAGACGACCGCGGCATGCGCCTCATCGCCGGCTCCTGGTACGGCCAGCAGCTGGAGCTGGGCGTCAGCGACGGCGACGGCTGGGACGGCTCGGACGCCGACGCGGAGCCCTGGACCCCCGACTCCGTGACCAGCACGTCCGCCACCCAGACGGCTGCGGGCTGGGCCGCCGACGAGTTCGCCGGGTACGGCGTGGTCCTGGTCGCCCCCAACGGGACCTGGTATCCTCGCCAGATCAAGAGCAACACCACGGACACGCTGACCTGGGAGGGGGCCATCAGCAGCATCCAGACCAACCACTATGTCTTCCTGGGCGGGATCGCGGGCGTGTGGCACACCGCCATCCTGGACGCCGGGGAGGTGGTCCTCCGCGGCGTCAACCTCGTCCTGGACGACCAGCCCTCCCGCAGGGGGGCGCCGTAGATGGCTTACACGGTGCGGAAGGCTCGCTCTGCCGAGGACCTGCAAGCCGTGGCCGAGCTGGATGCTCGAATCTTTGAAACCGACCGGCGCATTCAGCTGGGCCGGGCCGCTTGGTGGCTGGTGCGGGATGGGGCGGGCTCCCCGGTCGGCTTCGCCGGCATCTCCTGGGTTCGAGGAGGCCGACGCTGGATGCTGGCCCGCGCCGGGGTCCTCCCGGAACATCGCCGGCAGGGGCTTCATCGGCGCCTCTTGCGCGCGCGAGAGCGGCACGCCCGACGGCTGGCGTCCTGGGCCCCGATTGTGACCTACACGGCCGCCACGAACACGGGAAGCGCCAACAGCCTGCTCTCTGCGGGCTATCGAGTCGTCAACCTCCAGGCAACGCAAGGGGGCCACTGGCTCAACTTCCGGAAGGATGGCCGGTAGATGGGGCGCGTCGACCTGCCCGACTCCGCTCGCGCCAGCGTGCCCGCGCTCGCGGGAACCTCCTTCTCGGGGCCGGCCTTCGAGGGGGCGGTCCGGACCTGGGCCGCGGCCCTCCGGGCCCACCTGATCGAGAGCGGCTTCTTCGAGGAGGCCCTGGTCGCGCTCGTCCGCCGCAAGGCGGAGGCGGACCACGAGCACACGCCCGAGCAGAGCCCGCTGGAGGGCGAGGCCGGCATCACGGCCTCGACCACCCAGAGCCAGGGGGAGCAGCCCCTCACGGCCCACGTCAACCACGTCGAGACCTGCGCCAACGCGGACGACGTCGTCACGCTCCCCAGCGACCTCCAGCTATGCGTGGTCCGCAACAGCGGCGCCAACCAGCTCCAGGTCTACCCCGCCTCCGGCTGGGAGATCGACGACAACGGGACGGACGCCAGCGTCACCATCGGGGCGGGGGCCGGCGCCTCCTTCTGGAAGGTCGGCGCCGCCAGCTGGGTCTCGGTCGGGATCTAGGGCCTTGACTCCGGGCGCCCCGCATGGTAGAATCTAGATGAGGAGATCCGCCCCATGGCTTACGACCCCCGCACCGGCCAGTATTACCTCTCCAACGAGGACATCCTCAACTCCGACCTCTACCGGCAGACCGGCGCGTTTCCCTACGCGCTGAACTTGGGCGGGCAGACGCAAGCCGGGCAGAACGTCGCCACCGGCATGTCCCTCCCCGGCGGGGCCGGGCACCCCACCACCTCGGGCCTGTTCGGCCCCGGCGTCCTGGAGCTGTTCGGGCTCTCCCCGGAGGCGGCCCAGGGAGCGACGGGCTCGGCCGCGGTCCCCGGGGCCCTTGGCAACGCCGGCGCGCTTGGGGCCGGCTGGGGCACGCACCCCTACTCCATCCTCGCCGGCGGCGGGGCCGGCCTCGCGGGGGCCTTCCCTTACGGCCAGGGCGGCATGCAGGGGGGCTTCCTGGGCCGCATCGGCGGCGCCATGGGGCTCGGCTCGGGCCTCTCCTTCGGCGGAGGCGGGGGCGGCTCCAGTCTCGCGGGCGGGCTCATGGGCGGCGGAGGCGGGGGGGCCAGCGGCGGGGGCCTCATCGGCTCCGGCCTCTCCTTCTCCGGCGGCGGGATGGGCGGCAACCTGCTCGGCAACGCCGACCCCCTGGCCCTGCTTCGAGGCGGGGGCTTTCCGGCCGGCGAGATGGTGGCCCCGTCCCGGTACGGCCCTGCCACGGGGCACGGGTTCGCCACCTCCCTCGGGGGGCAGTCCTTCTCGGGAGTTGCCGGCGGCGGCGGCGCCGGGCAGGGAGGGGCCAGCAGCCAGGTCGGCTGGGCTCCCCCGGCCGGCATGAGCTACGCCGAGGCCCTCAAGGCCGGCAAGCTGCTTCCCGCGGACCACCCGCTGGCCAGCAACGCCTACACCGGCAAGAGCAACGCCGAGAGCGGCACGACGATGTCCAACCAGATGCCGGCCGGCTTCCAGCCCGCCAACCAGCAGTACGCCTTCAACGGGGGCGTGGCGGGCGGCTTCGGGGCCGACCAGATCGTGAACGGCGGGCAGCTCTTTCCGAACACCAACCCGACGTCCCAGCCCGGCTCTCGGATTACCCCCTACGTCAACAGCTCGCCCGGCCCGGGGGCGGTCGGCGGGGCCCCGACCGTCGCGGGGGGCCTGAACTACCTCACGCCGCAGACTCCGACGGCCCCGTACGCCAACCAGCAGTACCTGTCGCCGGAGGCAAAGGGCATGTATTACGACCAGCAGGGGCAGACGGCCCGCTTTGACCAGGCCATCCAGCAGGCGGGGGGTCCGGCCAAGGGCAGCATCATGGACCAGGCGAGGGGCGCCGCGCCGGGCGCCCCGGTGGTCGACCCCCGCATCGCGCCCAACCCCATTGGGGGCGAGTCCTTCCAGGCCCCGGCGCAGGGCGCCCCCGGCTTCGCCGGCGGCTTCTTCCCGACGGGCGGACAGGGCGCCGGCGCCTTCACGCCCCAGACCTACAACGGCCAGGGCTCCGGCCAGCCGGGCATCGGGACGGGCGGGCAGGCTCTGCCGGGCGTCCCCGGCCTCCCGGGCTTCCCCAACGCCCCCAGCACGGGCGGCCCCTTCGAGGGGACCCCCATCGGCATGGCGGGCAACCTGCTCCTCAACGAGATCACGCGCCGCGAGCAGACCAACAACGCGGCCCAGAGCGTCTACGGTCAGGCCATCCAGGCTCTCCTGGGCTCCCCCATCGGGGCGGGCGTCAACGCCAGCCTCTGGGAGATGCTGAGCAACCCGTTCCCGGGCAGCAACCCCGCCTTCCAGCAGCAGCAGCGCGATGCCCTCGGGCGTCGCTACAGCCAGGCCAGCGAGGGGGCGCTCTCCTCGATGACGCAGCAGCGCGTCGGCCAGGGCCTGCGCGGGGGCGAGGCCACCTCGGCCATCGCCGGGGCCCAGTTCCGCAACTCCCAGGCGCTCGCCGACGCCTACGCCCAGCTGGAGCAGCAGTTCGCCCAGACACGGCTCCAGGAGCGCGGCGCCCTCCAGCAGGGGCTCGGCATGGCCGGCCAGACCCTGACCAACACGATCTACAATCCGCTCATGGACCTGGGCGCCTTCTTCGAGCGGCGCTCCAACCCGGAGATCCAGGGCCTGGTCCAGCTGCTCGGGCAGGCCGAGGCGCAGAACACCGCCCGCGACGTGGCCACCATCGGCTCTGGCGCCGGCAACCAGGGCATCGCGGCCAACCTGTCCCAGCAGAACCTGCTCCGCCTCTTGGGGCTTGCGTAAGGAGATCCAGTCTTGCCGAACCAGAACGTCACGCCTCTCCCCTTCAACATCGGCGGCGGCTTCGACCTGGTCGGGGCCGTGAACGCGGGCGCCAACCTGGGCCGCCTCCTCGGCCAGGGGCCGCCCTCGGTCGAGCTGCGCCCCGGCAAGCAGAAGGTCGCCCGGGAGCAGCGGGCCGAGCAGGAGACGCAGCGCCGGCACGAGAAGGAGATGCTCGCCCTCCAGGGCGAGGAGACCCGCAAGACGCAGCGAGCCGCCGCGGAGACGCAGGTGGAGCTGGCCCCTCAGCTGGCCGAGCTGGAGAAGGGGCTGCACGCCGCCAACAGCGTAGCCGACGCCCGGGCCTCCATGGACGGCATCATCCAGTTCGCCGAGCAGGCGCTGAACCTCCCGCCGGAGGAGGCGCGGCAGCTGGGCATGCGCTTCATCAAGGCCAAGTTGGAGGGCGACGAGATCAGCCTCGACAAGATGCGGGGCGAGATCGCCTACACCGACGAGCTGCGCCGGGCCAAGGAGGCCGAGACCGCCTTCGAGCTGCCCAAGAAGCTGGAGGCCCTCTCGGCCGAGACCGACGTCAAGAGGCTGGAGGCCCAGATGAAGGAGATCATGCTGGGCATGCAGCCGGACCTGGTCGACCTGGAGAAGAAGCTGACGAAGGCCAAGATCCGGGGCATCGACTTCGGCATCGCCGCCGAGTCCTCGCGCCTGGAGATCGAGCGGAGCAAGCTGCTGGCGACGCTGGCCAAGGCCAAGGGCGGCGGGGACGAAAACGCCCTGGCGCTCTTCCGCGGCCTGGTCTCCTCTCGCCGGGGAGAGCTGTCCGCCCTCACGGCGGAGGCCCGCGTCGTCACGGACCTCCTCAGCGCCATCGAGGAGGAGCGCAAGAGCGTCTCCTCCAAGGACCCGGAGGCCATGAGGCAGCTGGATGCCCGCGCCAACACCCTCCGGGAGCGCCTGATCGGAACCAACTCGGCCAACCCCGGGATCCTCGCTCAGATCAAGGAACTCCAGAGTTCGCAGGAGCGGACGACGGCCTGGCTCAACAGCGCCTTCAACCGGGAGACGGCCGGAATCGAGGACGGCGTCCCCGCCCCTGCCGGGGCGGAGGCGGCCTTCGGGCCCAGCGCCACGCAGAACCCCCTCATCCCGCCCGACCCCATGGAGGGGCTCTGGGACATCGCCGGCCAGAGCGCAGGAGGCTAACGGCTCATGCCGAACCCCCTGATCGAGCAGTTCCAGGCGCAGTGGGCGCCCCTGCCCCCGGAGCGCGTCCAGGTCCTCGACCGCCTCCTGGAGCGCTGGGGGCCCGTGGAGGACGACCCGGCCGCCAAGCAGGGGCTCATCAACGACCTGATCTCCCGCGGCGCCCAGGAGGAGCAGGCGCGGCGGATGGCCGACCTGGTCGCGCAGCGCGGCATAAGCAACCGCTTCGTCGGCGTCATGGAGCTGCTCGACGCCAACCCCGAGATGGCCGCCATGGTGGAGCTGGACGAGAAGGGGCACGTCTCGCCCAACGAGCTGGCCCGCGCCCAGGGGCTCGGGAGCTGGCCGGACATCATCTCCTGGAACGCCCAGCGCTCCATCGGCCGGCAGGCCGGGCAGGGCCAGGGGCTCGCCGGGGGGCTCGCCACCTTCGTCGGGGGCGTCGGATCCGCCGCCACCCACGCGACGGAGGCCCTGCTCGATCTCATCACCAAGCCGGCTCAGTGGGTCGGGATGCGGTCGCCCACCCTCACCGCCCTCGGCGGCGACATGGCCACGGCCTACGAGGCCATGCTGGAGGGGTCCCCGTGGGGCAAGGCGGGGAACACCATCGGGCACGTCGCCGTCGCGGCCATGGCGGGGGGCGCCATCACCAAGGCCATCCACGGGGCCCGCCTGGCCGGCGCCCTCTCCTCGGGCACCTTCGGGGGCGGGATCAGCTTCGGCGCCACGGTCGGGACCGAGGCCGTCGGCTTCGGCGCGGCCGAGGCCCTCATCACCAAGGGCGGCCTGGCGGAGCGCGGCTTCGCGGCGCTGGGGGGCGCGCTCGGCGGGGCCGCCGGCGGGGCGACCAACCGGGCCCTGGCGGAGTGGGTCCTCCCGCACCTGGCGGCCAAGATCGTCACGGCCACGGGCGCCAGCAAGGGCCTGGCCTGGGACCTGGGCGGCTCGGTCCTCCCGCACGTCGCCAACATCCTCGGCAACGGCGTGGCCTTCACCGGGGTCTCCGCCGTCCAGCAGACGCTGGCCGGCGAGGACATCACCTGGCTGAGCAACTTCGCCAACAACGCCGCCCTGGCCGGCTTCTTCGCCCTGATGGGGGGCGTCCGGTCGATCCGGGACTTCAAGGCGCGGCCGGACGCGGGCGAGCCCCGCTTCCCGGGCGGCCAGAAGCTGAAGGAGCTGGCGACCAAGGCGGCCAAGCTGACGGCGGAGCAGCGCGTCTACCAAGAGGCGGCCTACAGCCACAGTCAGGTTCTCCAGGAGGGCGCTCTCGGCAAGATCGAGGTGACCCGAACGGACATGCCGCCGCTCGTCAAGAAGCGGGCGGACGACCAGGCCCGCCAGATCCTCAAGGAGCAGGGCTTCCCGCCGGCGGCCTTGGCGCTGGCCGGCCGCCTGGCCGATGAGGGGATCGGGCTCACGCCCTCGCAGGCTGAGGCCCTGCTCGGCGACCTCAAGGTCGGCCAAGCGGCCTTCGCTCGCCGCTTCGGCGCCATGATCGAGAACGACGGGAGATTCCTGGCCCGCATCCAGCAGCTGGGCGAGCAGGAGGCGCTGAAGGTGGACCCGGTCTTCGGGGACCGCGCAGCGGCCGAGCTGCTCTTCGGGGTGGAGATCCCGCCGAGCGCCAGCGAGGTCCTCTTCGGCGCCAAGGCCATGGTCGGGAAGAAGAACCCCGAGCTGGCGGCCCTGCTGGAGCGCTACTTCTGGGCCAGCAAGCAGCGCGACGTCCACCTGGACAAGGCGGGCCTGGACGCCGCCACGGTTGGCAGCGAGCTGAGCCTCGGCGCCCACGCCGACGTCTTCCTCGACGCCCTCGCCCGGGCCTACGAGTCCAGCGGGCCTCGGGGCCACGCCGCCAAGCCCTCCTCCACCTCGGCGGGGACGCCGGCAACGGTCGAGGAGCCCGCGGCCCGCTTCGCGGCCAACCTCCCCAAGGTCCGCCCCGAGCAGATCCCGACCCGCGAGGACCTGGTCGACCCGGCCAAGCTGAGCCCGCAGGTGGTCCAGCACGCCCAGGCGGCGGCGACCGCGCGGGGCCTCCCGGACCAGTTCATCGCCTTCCGCCGCGCCGGAGAGGCGCCGGCGGTCGTCCGCCTCGACGTCGGCCCCGCCTCTGACGCGCCGCTGGAGGTGGTCCTCGTCCCCCGGACCGCGGTCCTGGCGGACCACGAGGCCCTCCTGCTGCCCTCAGGGCGCTCTCCGGGAGCCCTTCTCACGGTGGACCAGACGGTGGTCCGACCCATCCAGCAGCTCCCCCTGCCGCTCTCCGGCGACCTGCGGGCCGCCCTGGCGGTCGTCCCCGGGATCGGGCAGGAGCTGTCGCTGGCCTCCCGCTACCAGGACGTGGTCAACTCCATGGCCCAGCGGCTGGCGGGGCACCAGGTCCCGGTGGCCGCCATCGAGGGGCAGACCGTCCTCCGGGCGGAGTTCCACGCCAACCCGACGCCGCACGCCGACCCGCTCTCGGTCCTGCCGAGGGCGGTCAAGTCGGGCACCTCCATCATCAAGGACCTGCGCGCTCGCGTGACCGAGGCCCTCGGGGGGCGCACCCGCGGGCCGGAGGGGCCGGACAGCTGGGAGGTGCGGGACAGTCTGCCGGAGTTTGGGCCCGATCTCCTGGAGATCATCGAGGGCACCGTCAAGCACGCCTTCAGGGGCATCATCCGCCGCGCAGGCGCTCGCCGGGCGGACTACTACGGCAAGGCGGTCCAGTGGGCCCGGGATGCGCTCGACTGGGTCCAGGCCCCCGCGCTCCCCGACGGGACCAAGCGGCTCCCGCCCAGGGCGCCCGACGGCATGCGGGACCCCCTGCGGGTCCTCGGCCGCCTGGAGGCCGCCTTCGGCGACGAGTCGGTGGGGCTGCTCTACAGCGCCGCCAACGTCATGGCGCCGGGCTCCGTGGGCCGGACGGCCCTGCTGAGCGACAACCCCGCGGACGTCCGCAAGGTCCTCCAGGAGGCGGCGGCGGCCGGCTCCCTCGTCCCGCCCCAGGCCATGGCGGCGGCGGCCACCTTCGCCAACCGCACCGAGGCGTGGACCTTCGGCAACAAGCACCCCGCCGAGATCGCCGGGTTGGTCGAGGCGCCCAACTTCGTGGACGGTGTTCGGGGCCTGATGGACGCGGGCGTGCGCTTTCGGAAGACGGTGGTGGACCCGCCCGCGGACCTGGACGGGACCATGATGACGTCCTACAGTCTCCTGCACCCCATCCAGCCGACCTGGAATCAGCGCAACATCTACCAGACGATCAACACCTGGGGCGAGCTGCTGATGCAGAAGGTGGTGAACCTTGAGACGGGGACCGCGCAGGCGCGCGGGGCCATGGGGCTGGGCCTGACCGCCCTGGCGCTCAACGCCAATGAGGTCCACGTCGGGGTCCGCGCCGCGGCGCTCAGCCACGCCCGCTTCCACATCCACGACTACCAGACCTTCCTGGAGACGGTCCGCGCCAAGGCCGCGACCCCCGAGATCGGCAACGCCCTGGTCCAGCAGAGCGTCCAGCGGGTCCTCCTGCTTGGCGAGGGCCGCCTGGCCCGCTTCCCCGAGCTGGACACCGGGGTCCACCCGGTGGAGCTGAACTTCACGCACGCCGTCAAGCAGCTCTACCAGGCGTTCGAGCCGGCGCTCAACGTCCTCGGGATCCCGGGCCTGCGAGAGGGCCCCTACATGACGCGCATCGCCAACCGGCTGCGCCAGCTGACGGAGGACCTGCCGCTCGACGAGAAGATCCGGATTGCCGAGGTCACGGCGCCCTTCCTGAAGGGCCGCGACGCCGTCACCGTCGACCCTGCCTCCCTGCTGCTGGACTTCGGCGAGGTGCTCAGCCGCTACATCACGACGGTCTCCCGCGTCCTGGCCTTCCGCCCCGTGGTCGACCAGGTCAAGACCATCCTGGAGCACCACGGCTTCCAGCGGGGGCCGGACACCTGGGACGTGGAGATCGGCTGGGGCACGGCGGCGAGCCTCAAGCGCAACGACGCCGGCGGCCTGCCGATCCGGACGGTCGAGCTGCTCGCCCGCTGGACCCAGCGGCTCGCCGGGCGCCACAGCAGCAAGCCTTCTCAGCTGGTGGAGAACTTCTTTGGCGCCCCGGGCGAGGCGCTCGCCAAGATCGCCGAGCGCTTCGGTTGGTTCCGGGAGAAGTTCGGGACCACGGAGACCACGCAGCGCGAGAAGGGCCGGAGCGTCCTCCAGGCCATGTCGGAGCTGACGCACCTCTTCGCGCTGGGCGGCCCGCGCCCGGACCTCATGCTCCGCAACATCCTCTCCGGCGGCGTCATCTCCTTCTTCGACCCCCAGGTGGGGCCGAAGGCGCTGATCCGGGGCATCCGCAGCTTCCTCTCGGTGGACCCCCTGACGGGGGCCCCGAAGATCGACCCCATCGTGGAGGAGATCCTGCGGGACACCACGTTCGCCAAGAGCATCTCGACCCAGCTCCAGGACGCCCAGATCCAGCTGGCCCAGAATCCCTTTGCCAAGGGCTGGACGAAGTTCAGGGACGTGGCGATGCTGCCGTTCGGCGTCTCCGAGATCGCCATTCGAGGCGCGGTTGCCAAGGGCACCTACATGATGGCGCGAGAGGCGGGCATGAACCACCGCGATGCCGTCGGCTACGCTCGCTTCGCCACGGAGCGGACCCAGACGAACTACAGCGCCATCTTCGGGGCGCCCATCGCCTCCGGCTCGGCCGGCAAGCTGGTCGGCCAGTTCCAGCGGTTCGGGTGGAACTACTGGCACCTGATGAACCAGCACCTGGCCACGGCCGGGCTGTACGGGCAGAAGCGGAAGATGGCCGCCATCCTCGCCGCGCCGACCCCTGACCTGTACCGCAACCCCACGCTGCCTTGGGGGATGCGCCCCCGGACGGCGCAGAGCGCCGGCGGCAAGGCCCTGACCATGGGGCTCTCCGCCCTGACCGGCATGGCGGCGGGCTTCTTCGGCCTCAACGCCGCGCTGAACCACACCATCGGGGCGCACGTCCAAGACTTCGAGGGCATCATGGCGCCGGCCCCGCCCATCGCTCGCTACCTGGCCCATTCCATGATCCAGTGGGGCGAGTTCATGGTGCCCGGCCAGATCCAGGACAAGAAGCGCATCACCAAGGAGATCGCCACCTACATGGGCGCCGACCTCCCGACTCGGGACCTGCTCGGCGTGATCTCGGACTCGGTCGGCCCCTCGCTCCAGATGAGCAAGAGCGCGCTGGACGCCGTCCTCTACGCCAACAACATGAGCCCCCGGGAGCGGGCGGACCTCTTCAAGGGCTTCAGCCTCGTCTCCCCGGTGGCCTACACCAAGCTGATCCGCGCCATGGAGGCGTCCCGCGAGGGCTTCATCCGCTCCCGCAACGGATCCCGGGTGGCGCCCGAGGGGCGCGAGCTGACGCGCCAGGAGAAGTTCCTGCTCTTCCTGGGCTTCACGCCCACGACCCAGAACGACGCTCTCTGGGGCTACGAGATGGCCAACAGCGTGAAGCAGTGGTACAACTCCGCGGTCAACAAGGCGGCGGAGACCGCCCAGAAGGACCTGCGGGCGGGCGTCGACGGCCCGACCGTCCTGGGCCACTGGCTCAGCGACATGGCCGAGATGCAGGAGAGCCTCGGCGTTCACCGAAGCATGTACGACCTGATGAAGATGTGGCGCCGCCTCGTCGAGGAAGAGGAGGAGCGCAGCGGCAAGACGTTGGAGCAGCGCATCAACGAGGAGTTCCCGCTCAACCCCAACCCCCGGAGATAGCCATGTTCACCTTCAAGCTGGCCGCGCTGGCCACCGTCTGGTTCTCGGGTGTCGTCGCCGCCGCCGAGCTGATCGGGGAGGCCGGAGGCTTCGCCGTCCTCGGCTCCGGCATCGTCGGCCACATCGCCTACGCCAGCCGCGCCTTCGGCCGAGTGGAGGCCGGGCTGGAGGCCCTTCGAGAGCGCATTCTGCGGGTCGAGAAGAAGATCGACCGCCTAGTTTAGGAGAAGCCCATGAAGACTCTGCTCAAGCCCCTTGTCCTGGCGGCCGGCCTCGCCGTTGCCGGCTGCTCCCAGGGCTGCGCCGCGCCCCCGATCCAGGTGGAGAGGGTGGACTACAGCATCGAGGACGCCAAGGCCGACATCGCGTTGGCCCGAGACATCCTCCGGTGGCTGGAGGTCCAGCGCGAGATTTCGCCCAAAGTGCGCGCTCAGCTCGACTCGATCCTCGCCGCCGCCATCCCCGTTCTGGAGGACGTGGCGGCCGACGGAGCCCTCAACCTGCGGACCTTCATCCGGCAGGTCGTCTCCGCGGTTCTCAACCTCGACGTCGCGGGGGCCGAGGCGGCCCTTGCCGGCGCCAAGAGGGAGTAGAAAGGGGGCGGGGCCCCGGCTGAGCGCCGGGGCCCCGCGGAGGGCTAGGTGACCTCGCCCTCGAAGGGGATTCCGCGGGCCTTGGCCGCCCGCTCGTTCATGGCCTTGATGACGTCGCGCCAGGCGGCGTCGTAGGCCGCGAGCAGCGCATGCTGCTCGTCCGTCAGAGTGTCGACGAGCGCCTTGCGCGCCTGCCAGACCGCCAGGGGGTAGACCGCCATGGCTAGGCCCCCGGCTCCTCCCGCTCGGCCATCCGGCGCTTCAGCTCCTCGCCGAGCTGGATGATCTTGCCGCGGGTCGCCTCCTCCTTCTCCAGGATGGGCTGGAAACTGAAGGCGTCCTTCTCCCGCAGCCCCCTCAGCGTGGTGGCGTTCTCGCGCGTCATGAGCGTCACGCCGCCGAGGACGTCCTCCTCCGGGACGAGATGGAACAGCTCCTTCTCGCCCTTCTCGTTGAGCATCGTGGCGTCCAGGGCCGAGTGGTCCATGTAGAGCGCCCGCGAGACCGGGATGCCCCGGATCAGGACGGTGCCCTCCAGCATGCCGGGATCCGCCTCGAAGTTGTCGGGCAGCTCGATGCCGCCCTCCGTCCTCGTCTCGCGCGGGGCGGGGCGGACCACGACGCGGCCCTTCCCCTCGAAGTCCATGATCGACAACATTCAGTCGTTCTCCTTTCGCTGGCGATCCCCCAGGATCGCGGACAGGTAGATCCGGTGGACGAGCTGGAAGCCCGTCTGAGCCACCGAACCGTCGGGCTTGATGAAGGCCGGGCTCATGATGTCGGGAGCCGGCGGGAAGACGTGGGACATGCCGAGGGCGTGCCCCACCTCATGCGCCAGGATGGTCCCGGCGAAGGTGGTCCGCGTCTCGAAGGAGACGCTCGGGTTGACCCGGCGCTGCCAGGATTCGCCGACGTCGATGAAGACGCCGAAGAGGGGGCCGACCAGGTGGTCGGGCCCGGTGTTCCCCTCGTCGATCCGGGGCGCCTGGCCGGCGTAGCCCGCCGCGCGGGCGACCAGGGGACCGGTCAGCAGCTCCACGACGTTGCGCTTCTTCGAGTAGCCCGCCTTGGCGGGGCCGGCCAGGACGAAGCGAATGCGCCAGGGGGCGTAGATCCGCTCGCAGGTCTCCATGACGCCCCGGAGGTAGTCGTCGGCCGTCTTGCCGGCCTTGCGGTCCTCCACCGACAGGGCGGACTCCACCGCCCGGGGGTCGTAGTGGACGTACCAGGTCTCCTCGGGCGCCTTCGGCTCGTCGCAGTGGGCGAAGGCCGTCAGGATGACAACCAGGCCGGCTGCGGCCCACAGCACATTGATGCCGATTCGCTCGGCTCTGGACAGCGGCATGCTAACTTCTCCTCTTTCTCCGGCTGAACCGGCTTCGATGGTAGCGCTCGCCCCGCCCGATGGGCATGGGCTCGTAGTAGGGGCAGCCGTCCAGCACGATGCCGGCCGACAGCACACTCTTCCTCAGGCTGTTCCCGGCGTAGGCGAAGGCCAGCGCCCGGTCGTCCACGCCGCAGCCCACGTCCATGCCGAAGTGGCGCGTCATGGGCCCGACGATGAACTTGACGCCCCCGGCGGCGTGGGTGTGCCCGATGACGACGGAGCAGCACATCTTCAGGGCGGCGTTGTAGGCGGGGTGAACCCCCGAGACGCCCGTGCCGTGGCGGTAGACCACGCCGTCGATGACGTGCTGATCCTCCCAGTCCCAGGTGGGCGTGTCCCAGATGTCCTCGTAGGTCCGGATCAGCTCGTCGGGGATGCCGACCGTCCGGCCCAGGCGGTAGACCCGCTCGTCGTGGTTCCCGATGCAAACCTGCGCCACCGGGAAGCGCTCGTACCAGCGAGCCACGGCGACCCGGGCCCGGGCGTACTCCTCGGCGGGGCCCGGCATCTCGGGGCGCTTCAGGTGGAAGCTGACTGAGTGCCAGTCCGTGACGTCCCCGATGTGGACCACCTTGTCGATGGCCCACTCCTCGGCCAGGTCCTGGCAGAAGGCCAGGTAGCCGGGATGCGTGTACGGCTCGTGCGTGTCGCCGATCACCAGCACTCTAGCCATGGACCACCTCGATCAGGGGCAGCAGCCGGTCGCTCTTGCTGAAGCGCCAGACCAGCATGCCGATGGCGGCCAGGACGTCGTCCCAGCCCGCCTCGCCCTCCATGGCCTTGGCGTGCTCGCTCCAGCGGGGGATCTCTCGGAGCCAGCTCTCGGCCGCCGCCTTGCCGCGGCCTCGCCAGTTCCAGCTCTGCGGCTTGACCAGCGTCAGCTGGCTGGGCCCGACCTGCCCGATGAAGGCGCCGGCCGTGATGCCCAGCGAGATGCCCGAGGCGCGGGAGCGCCCGGGGCCGGGGGCCGCCGGCATCTCCACGATCCACTCCCGGACGGGGGCCCAGGGCCAGAAGGGGAGGTCGGTCAGCTTGCCCTCCCGCCCCTTGCCCTTCAGGCGGCCGGCGTGCAGGAAGAGGCAGGTGCCCCAGATCACGGCGATGCCGTGGCTGTCCCCGGGGTCGAAGGCGCCGATCACGCCGAGGGGCGTCCCCCCGCCGGTCAGCTCGCGCCAGCGCTTGTGCGCGTCAGGACTCATCGACAACGGCCTTCTCCTTCTCCCGGACGCCCAACGTGACGAGCCAGGTGTGGCACACCGCCATGATCTGCACCAGCTCGGTGGCCAGCGCTCGGGGGTTGGGCGGGCTGAAGGGGCAGCAGTGTTCCGCCACCTCGCCCACCTCCTCGACCAGGATCGCCAACCAGCTCGGGTTGCTGTGCCGCTGCTCGCCCCACAGTTCCAGCTGTCGGGCCCTCTCCTGGTCTACGGCCTTCTCGATGGCCGGGTTCATCAGTCACCTCCGGGGATCAAGAGCGTGTCCTCCGGCCGGATCTCGTTCAGCTCGATGATCCCGGTCGGGCGGTCCGCCCTGAACTGAAAGACGCCCTTGTGCCCCTCCCGGATGCGGACGATCTCCGCGTCCAGGATGGAGCTGCCGGGCGACGACTCCGCGATCCGGAGCCCGATGTCCGCGTCCTTGAGCAGGTCGTAGTTGCTGATCCGCTGGGCCGCGTTGCACTGGGTCGCGTCCGCCCCGGCCGCCCCCAGGCGGCCCAAGAGCCCCTTGAACTGGAGGTAGCTCTTGCGGATCTCGCGCCAATCGCCGATGGCGGCGGCCATCAGCTCTCCGTAATCGCGCACAACGAACCCGACTTTGCGACCCGTCTCCTGCTGAACCCGGTCGATGTCCGTTTCGAGCGAGCCCATGCTGTAATAACCCCCCGCTGGCGCATACCTAACATGGAGCGGTAGAGGGCCCAGACGCTCCACGGCATCACGGAACCCGGCGGGGTCGCCCAACACCTGGTCGCGGGTCCACCCGGTTGCCCCCCGGAGGATCCGAAGTCGGGTGTTCCGATGAGACGTCTCCAGTGAAAGAACGAAGGTGTAGACATCCTGCTTCATGGCCTCCCGGGCAAGGTGGTGCAGGAACTGCGTCTTGCCGATGTTGGGATCTCCGATGACCAGGAACAGCTCGCCGGGGCAGATGCCCCCGTTGTCCAGGCAGGCGTCCATGGGCGCGAAGCCCGTCGAGATGCCGGTCGGGGCGTTGGCCAGGAGGCCGGCCAGGTCGGCGGTGAGGGCGCTGATCTCGGCGTCGGGCTCCTCGCCCAGCGCCTCGATCTCCCGGACCGCCCTGAAGTAGTCCTTGGTCCGCCCGTCGGCCAGCAGGTCCTCCCGCCGCTCGTCCAGCTCGGACAGCATGCGGCGCTGGACCTCGTCCTGAAGGCGGCGCTGAACGTGCCCCCCGCCTTCGAGCGGGGCGGCGAAGATGCGCTCCAGGTAGAGCGTGTACGTCTGGGGGCTCACCTCCCCGCCCTTCTGCGTCAGGTCGTGCAGCAGGGCCGGGGCTGGCAGCAGCTCCCCCGTGGTGAGGTAGTGCTCCACGCCATGCTTCACCAGGTCTCGCAGCGCGTAGTGCCCGAAGAAGACGTCGGCGACGTGCGTCATCAGGATGGCGTTGCGCGACAGGAAGCCGCGGTCGCGGAGCAGGTGGGCCGCCACCAGGATCGAGTAGTCGGTGTCGACCCAGG